GGTGCACGATAGCTGCGTCCGGTTGACGCTGGCAAATCCACACAACCTTTCTGACGCAGCCTTTTTACCCAGTTGTAAAAAGTTCCCGGTTTGATGTCGTGTTCCACACACCATTGATGATCTGTCAATCCACTTTGACGGCATTCCATGATGAGACGGTATTGTTCTTCGGCAGGTATTCTTTTGCTTCTCATGAGCACACCTCCATAAATCGGATAGAGTAAAATGCTCGCATCTATCATTTCTGGCAAGAGAAGATAAAGTGAAATGCTTGCATTTTCTAATGATTATTATGGAATGATTTTTAGGGCAACACAATCCGTCGAATTATTTTGCGCTTACTATACAGGTGCTTTTTATTATAGAAAACTTTACATATTAAAGGAGATTAGAAAAATGAGTAGAAACGGAAAACTTGAACCTATGGAAGTGGAAACAATGATGAATGAAGCAAGAATGCTAAACAATATCATTGAAGTTGGAGAAAGAATGATCGTATCTGACAAGATGGAAGAAGCAAGATCGAAACATGATGGAAGAGAAAAGGCAATTATCAGCATTAATCCATTGCTTATTCATGTTCCAGATTGGCAAAGAGAATTAAGGGTATCTATTGCAAAGAAAATCGGATCTGAATTTAGCTCTTATAAGTGGGATTTGCCTAAGATTATGTGCAAGAATGATAAATTTTATGTTGTTGACGGTATGCACAGAATCATTGGCGCTTATTTTGGAAACATGAAATTGATTCAGGTTGAAGTATTGATCGGAATTACAGAAGCAGAAGCGGTTGACTTATTCTTGTCACAGCAAGACGATCGAAAAACCATGACTCCTGTCGATATCTACAGTGCGGCGCTTGTAGCTAAAAAAGAAGAATATGTTACATTAAAATCTATCTGTGACAGAAACCACATTGCTGTTAAGGGAGACAGGAACCCAGTAAAAAATCCTATTGGTATTTTAACTTCTGTCTCTGACGGTGCAAAGATGTCGAGAGTTTGTCCGGATTTATTAGACAGAATTTTACAACTTATCGTAAAACTACAATGGAACGGTGGGAAAAGTTATAGAGAAGGAAAGGCATTCAGCGCGAAAACATTAAGAGTGTTTAGGAAACTATATTCTTATTATGCAGGAAGAGAGACAGACATGGAAAGGGTTCTGTTGAATAACTGTAAAGGAAGTAAATATTTTAATGATAATTTATCAGAGAAGTGGCAAGATTCATTATTCGATTTCCTTTCCGGTGTGATCGAAAGGAATATTGATATTCCGGCAATTGAGTCTAAGACAACACGAAAAAGAACATCAAGAAAAGCAGTAGCAAAGACTGCATAAGAAAAACTTACATATTACGTTCTGTGAGTGTCACAGCTTGCAGAATGATTTCAGGGAAATAAAAAATACAACAAATAAACACAACAACAAAAGGAGAATAATACAATGGAGATTTTGAGCGAATTTACAATTTGCGGAAAGAAGTATTGCACTGTAAGAACAAAAGGCGGTGTATCAGTGGTGGAAAAATGGGAGTATAACAACGTAGTGAACAAGTATATGAGGAATGGAGGAAATAAGAAATGAATGTGATTGAAACTGTTATGACGGAAAAGGAATGGAAGAAACATAATAAGGAATGGTTAGAAGGATATGTTGTGGCTGCTACGAGTCAAAAATTTAAACGGTGGAAGCGCAGATTGAATTTTCAGAAGTTCTCTGGATTGATTTTGCTTCTTATCGCGTTGTTTATGACAGAAACGGATGCAAAAGTATATATTACTGTATTAGGTGTGGCACTGATCGCATACTGGAAACCATTTTGTAAATAAGAATTATTAAAAGAAAGTAGAGGAAATATTATGAATATCGAAGTAAATAAGACAAATGTAAAAGTAGAAGGAAATAATCTGGTTATCGAATTAACAGAAGAACTAAGGAAATCTTTAGGAATGAGGCAAGAGAAACAGTTATATGAATGCAAGGTTGGAAACGTGATTGTAGACGACATTGGAAATGAATGGTATGTGGTTGAGCAGGATGTAGAGAACTGGAAAACAAAGGTTTGGAGAAAAGGATTATTAAAAGATACTTATAGATTCGATGCAGAAAAGAATGATTTCAGAAGTTCTGAAATCAAAGATGTATTAAACGATGAAAGTGGAGATATTCTGTCTGATATCTACAAAGGATTTGGAAAAGAAAATGTATTATTAGATACAGTTGATTTACTTTCTATGGATGGGTTGGACACTTACGGAACATGTAATTGTAAAGTACATTTAGGAACTTTTGATGATTACAGAAAAGCCAGAAAGAATGGTATGTTTAGGACAGAAAATGAAAAACCGTTTTGGTTAGATACACCAGACAGTACAAATGAAGGATGCTCGGCTTCCTATGTTCAGTTTGTTCGCAGTCGTGGTGGCGTGGACTGCTACGTTTGCGGTTGGTTCGGTTATGGTGTTCGTCCGTTTTGCTCTTTAGACTCTTCAATCTGTGTATCAGTTGAATAACGTAGAACTTTGGAACAGTCAGGAACAGCTTTTTGCTGTTCCGTATGTTATGGAAACAAATAATGATTTTATTAGGAGGAAAATTATGAGATATAAAGAAAATATGATTGTTGGTCAAGTACCAAGAAAAATTAGAGAAAGAACAAAAGAAAATATGGATGTATATTTTCTGGGATTATATGACGCTTTTAAAGAAGCAGTAAGAGAAATTGCTAAAAAAGGAACAAAACTATACAAAGCATGGTATTATGATGATTTTAGAAACTATATTCCTAGTGCGTATAATGAAGAATATTTAGATTTTGAGAAATATCCTTTGAAATATTGAAATCGGAATAATAACAGATGAAAAGATAATTTTATATGGAGGAATGGTTATGGTATCGCCTTATGATTATAGAACAGAAGAAACAAGAAAAAAGATTTTGGGGGATAGGAAATCATATATCCCAAACAAATATTATAAGCCAGCAGAAGGAAACTTCTGCTTCTATATAAATACTAAAGGATATTATCATATTATTATTCCTAGTAAAGTAAATGTTAATGGAAAATTTGCTTATTATCAAATTATAGATTATTTGTTGACAAAAGATAATATGTTAAAAGAATGCAGTAGGAACGGAAAATATAATAATATTGAAGACTTAGCGAAAGCAATGGAAACAGATTTAGAGAGATAAAAGCACGATTTTAAAAGAATAGGATGATAAAACAATGATGAAATTTACAATGAACGCAAAAGAATTAAAAGCAATGATGGAAAAAGGATTGGCAGCCATTGATAAGAAAGTAACACTTGACAGCTTGAAAAAGTTATATATGCAGGTCGAAGAAGATGGAACGGTGAAAATGTGCGGTACCGATATGGAACATTTTGCAGAAATAAGAACAAATAATGCATTTGACACAAGTCCAGGTGTTTTGGGGATTGACATTGACGATATCAAGATCATTTCCAAAATGAGCGGAGATGTTACGCTAGAAGATGTTAGCACGGAAATGCAGCAGAGAATAAACATAAAGTGCGGAAAAAAGATTGTTACTATTCCACGGTGTGCGAATACAGATATTTTTCTTCCAGCAATGGATGATACAGAAGCGCATATTATTACAACAACGGAGAGTTGGTTATTGGAAACAATCGCTAATCTTTCTTTATTTGTGGCAGGAGATGACGCTAATAAAATGATGAACGTATTCAACTTCAACACAAAGCGGAAGCGTGTAGAGGCTGTGGACAATCACAGAATTGGGACGAGATCACTTGAGAATCAGAAAATTATCACAGAAACGGAAAATCCATTTGACACTGTAAAACTCCATGTGAAATGCTTGCCGGTATTCAAGAAAATCATGGATAAAAAATCAGATGCGGAAGTCAAAGTATATCAGGATCAGAAATATATCAGAATTTCCGGAAAAGATTTTACATACGTTATCAGAAGAATTGATGGACAATATTTCAATATTGAACAGATGTTGTGTGATAGCAGAGATTTTGTATTCAATGCTGATAGAGAAGAAATGTTAAAAATTATGAAGTATAACGCAGATATGGTAAAAGAAGAAAAGGAGCCTACTATCTTTCATAGTGAGAACGGAAAACTTTACACATATTTGCAGACTTCCAGATATCAAACTTTTGACGAGATTGAAACGGAAAATCTTGTAATGGACGAGGACTTATTTATTGGATTCAATTCACATTATCTTGTGGATGTATTATCAGTTATTGATTCAGAGAATCCGGTATTCAGAGGAAGCAAAAGAAATGCTCCAATGTACATTGATGGAAATGAGTACAATTTCTTGATTCTTCCGATCAATATTGCTGAAGAAAGTTATATTATAAATTTTTAGAACACAACTTGATAGAGCAGCTTAACGGCTGCTTTATCGTTTATTTAATAAAAGAACGCTTTTAGAGGGAAATAACATGGACACACAGAAAATTGCAAAAATTTTATTTTATATGTCATTAGACATGGACTATGCTGACTCTTTAGAATACAAAGATGAAGAAGTAAAGTGTATCACAGAAGAACTGGAAATTTTAAAACAAAATGAATGTTTCAGTACGCTGCAAATGTTGGAAATGATCGCATTGAAAAATGAAGATATGGAACATTGGAAAGAGGGAAAATAGCATGTCATTAAGAGAATATTTAAAAGAACAGAAAATTGATCAGATTGAAGATGATGCAGAATTTTGTGACAAGGAATACAATGCGATAATGGACTATTGCACAGAACGGAAATTCTTAATCACAGATGATGATTTAGTATGTATTGTCAATCGTGGTCTGAATGATAGTTATGAGTATAGACGCGCACAATATATTAAGGATTTATGGTTAGACTTTGGCAATGTTCCGATGAACCCTAATACAGAATGTATTGAGGAAGAGTGGAACGGATTTGCCGCAGGAACACACCGAGAGAAAATTTGGGAGTGGTTTGAAGAAACTTATGGTGTTAGTGTTGCAAAAGATTTGATGGGATTATAGGAGGAAATGATTATGGCAAAAATGAGAATTATGGTAGTTAAATATGGTTATGCAGTTTTAGAAGCTGATACAGAAAGTGAAGCAATTGAATTAATAAATGATATGGATGACGGAGATTTTGACTGGTCAGATTTCGATGATGCACAAATTGTAGATGATGATTTTGAGTAATTGAAATCAGGATTTTATTAGAAGGAGAGGTACAAAGTATGGAATTTTTTTTAAATCATGTAAAAGAAACGGTGGAAAAATATGGTTTTCGAGCAGAGATAGTAGAAGAGATCGAGGTTACTACAAGAGATGAAAATGGTCGATTTGTGAATAGAACGTTCAAAAATCCTTCCGTTTTTGTGTATGCCAAAAATATAGATGGAAAAGAAGTAAAGTGGTTCGAATATAATTCCAATGAATGCAGGTATCGTGGAAATAATACAGATGTATGCAATATTTGGTTGTACAAAACAAGAGAAGATTTGAAGCCAGATGATTTGATTTGTATGTTTAATGATATTGAAGCGGATATGAAGGTTTTTGTTGATCCAGAGGATTGGCAAGAAATTGCAAATGTCCCTGATGCTTTTGAAGATATTCGGTATATGTGATTAATCCATTGGTTATAGAAGGGTAGAAAAAAGAAAATGAAATCGGAATTTCAAGATAAGAAAGGAGAATAAAAAATGGATATACAAAATATTTCTAAAAAGGATAGAGAAGTAACAATAAGTTTATCAGCAGATGAATTAGTAAAAATCTGTAATACTTTCTACCAAACGGAAGGAAGGAAAGATGACTTGTATCACAAACTTTATAGCGAACTTATGATTGCAAGAGATTTATGCCAATATGGTCATATTGATAATTTCTGTCTAAGTAGAATTGTCAAAAATAGGAATAGTTGTATGGATAAAATAAAGGGTGGAGTATTACCACAAAAACAAGCAGAAATATTCAATACATACATAGTGTGAAATGATATGCCGATGGCTTTTGGAAATTCAGATTGGAATATGATTTATTCTATGATTGTTGGAAATACAAATAGTGACAAAATTAAAGAGTGGAGAAACAGATCTTATGAGTAAAGAAGAATTTTTAAATTACATAATTGATTTTGCAATGGACACAGAATGGGGAGATTTAAAAAGAAGAGAACAGTTGAGAGCGTTGTTTACTTCATGGTGTTTTATTTTTGGAATAGATGCAGATACAAAGGAATGCGATGACGTTTTAGGTGCGATTTGTTTCAGAGCAGCTTTTGAAATGATAGAAGAGTTTGAAAACTATATGGTTGAGTTGATTGTGTAAAGGAGAATATGTGAATATGATTGGAAAACAAATTAAACTTTATGATATTTACAATTTACCACATGGAACACAAGTAACCATTGCTATAAATAAAAATGCATTCATGCCGGCGGTGTCATTCGGAGATAAATTTGGATTACGAAGCGGAGAATTTAAGACGGCAAAAGATATCGAAGATAATGGATGGGAAACATTCTTAGGTTGGAGTTGAAACTCGTATTTTAAAGAAATGATGGTAGATATTATGTATAGATTTGAATGGAATTTTGAAGGAATTAATGACGGAAAAAGTTTTGAACAGTTTGTTGAGGATATGAAAAATGAAGAAACTGGTGTGAATTATGAACAAGCAGCTAGATTATTCTATGATGATGAAAATGGAAACTGTGTAATGATTGAGTTGCAAGTGCCTACAAAAGAAATGATTGACTTAACAGAGGAAGAAGAAAGACCTTGGTTAGAAGGATATGATGTAAAACATTTAGAAGATTATGATGCATCAAAGGAAATTTACACAGGTATTGGAAACGGAACTGTTATTACTTTTGACAACGCAGAAGAATTGATGTTGGCATTAGCAAAAGAGTTGTGCGAATAGCAATGAAAGTCGCATTTCTTGTTTGGAAAGGATGGGAAGGTATGGATAAATTGAATTGGATTGATTTAATTACAGAAAGACTAAGAGATTATTCTGAAGGAGAAATTTGGACAGATGGAGGTTCTGAAATTCTAGTAAGAACAGAGAGTGCAGCAAACACAGTTGCAGATATGCTTACGACATTATATAGAACACAAGGTGAAGAAGTCGAAATAAATACAGGATATTACGATCCGGAAGAAGACGAAAGAAATAATGAAGTGGATAGATATACTGGATGGTGGTATGTAAATATTGGATAGACCCAGAATGATAATTGAGGTAAACATGAAAAGATATAGTCACATTAATTGCAAATGTGGTGGGATTATTGGAATGTATGACGGAAAAATTTTTGCCTGTGAAAGATGTGGAACAGAGTTTCAATTACATAAAATCAATTATGACGTTTTGTTTCCCAATAATAAAACAGGCTGGATATTCCCCATGATAGAAAAGAACAATGAGTAGTAATGAAATTCACATTTCTTTTGAGCGAGAAATGACAACAATAAAAGAATTGGCAGCAGGAAATAAAGGAGTAAGAAATTATGATGTGGACATTATTTGTATTGGATTTTGATGGGACATATAACAATGAATACAAAGAAGGTTACGGAGCAAGACCAGAAGTATATCAGATTCCATTAGATAGACAGAGAGAAGTGGAAGGTCTTGCCGGAGAGGCAACTAGAAAGTTTAATTCATCTACAGATGTATGTGAACCTATTGGAGATATTTTTAAAGGATTACTCGAAGAACGTGGTATTAAATTTCACTATGTTGGATATTTAAAAATACGTTTCAAAGAGAGACAAGAAGATTACCTTGCAGATTATATTCCTAGGGAGATTGTGTAAATATGGCTCAAAGATGGACAGACCGAGAGATTAGGTATTTGGAATCGAAATATTTGAATCAGGCTGTGTCAATTACAGCAAAAAGACTTAATAGAACAGAACGTGCAGTTGTTAAAAAGGCTTTGGATATAGGCTTGAGCAAGGTGCATGATATTTTAAGCGTGAATAAACTTGCTGAGTGTTTCAATGTTACTCATAAGGTAGTCATGAAGTGGATAAATCAATATGATCTTCCATGTCGGAAATTTAAATGTTCGTGCTGCACAAAGTATATGATTGATCTTGAAAATTTTTGGAAATGGGCTGAACAGCATAAGGATATTATCAACTGGTCTAGGTATAATTGTATGACATTGGCTTTGGAACCGGCGTGGGTAAGGTGTGAAAAAATTCTCATATGACAGACCAAACAAAGGAAAATACTGGACAGATATGGAAATAAACTATGCAAAATCCATGTTGCGTAGAGGAATGTCTTACAAAGACATTGCAAAAGAATTAGGGAGAACAAGAAGTGGAGTTGCACATAAGTGTGTGAGTATATATAATGGAGAGTGAAGGAGGGATAAAATGGGAACGTTAATTGGAGGAATATTTTTATTGATGCTATGTGCGTTTTTGGAAAATCTCAGCGATAGTTTAAAGTAAAAAATATTTGGAGGATGATATTATGGGTGGGATTATTTTTGGGTTGATTGTTCTTGTTATTGGAGGTTTGTTTACATTGGCGGAAGATCATAAGACAAGTAAAATGTCAGAAGATGAACGATGGGAATATGAATGGAAGAAAGCAAAAAAAGGAAGATAGTGTATGTATAGTTAGAAGTCATCAGAAATTGTCCTGGTGACTTTTGTAGTGTATATAAGAAAAGAAAGCTAATCAATTAAAACAATCGGGGATATCTGATTGTTTTTTATTGCAAAAACAGGAGGAATATTATGAGAAGAGAAAAGGATAGCATGGAATATTTGTTCAAAGAACAAAGTAAAAGAGTAAAAAGGGGAATAAAGAATATGGAGAACTCCATGTATAACAGTTACAACATTTGCAACGTTGATTTTGAATTCGCTACAGAAATGAAAGCCGAAGGTTTATTACATGGAACACGATTTTAAAGAAAGAAGGTATTAAATGTGAAGGAGATTAAAAGAGAAGATATTCTATTAGGAGAATATGAAAAATTGTATTGTCGAAATGTATATGAATACCTTACTCGGAATAATAAGCCACAAGAACAGAAATATTATAGAACAGATGATGGAGAATTGTGGGAGATTAGTTATTTTCATGGAAAAGAATCAAAAGAATTTGCAGAACGATTGTCTGCATTAGAATATTTACAAAAGAAAATAGATATTGCAGAAGCATTGGGATTTTAGGAGAATATTATATGTGTTATAAAATTGAAAAACAAAGAAAAATAGAACAAAAACTTGCAAAAGAATTAAAAGATATTCCTGATTTTATATCAGATTTTTTTGATAGATATAAATCAGCGGCTACAAAGAGAGTTAATTGGATATATATTAGAGATATGCTTAATTGGATGATCAATAATAAATATATAAATAAACAAAGCATAGCAGAAATCAATGAAACAGATATGCAGATTATTACTAGTAATAATCTTATTAAATATCTTAACGAATTAAAAAATGGATTTTTAGGAAGAACAAATTCACTGGATTCTATCAATACAAAGAAGAATGTATTCAGTGCTTTTTGGAATTATTTACGACAAAATAAATATGTCGATGATAATGTGATTTCACATATACCTGGCAATCTATATAAATCTGAAAAAAGATATAAAGAAGTGGAAATCCCTACAGATGAGCAAGTGGAAAAATTCTTAGTAAATATCACAGATGGAAATAAAAATGAATTTAATATTATTAGAAATATTGCCATCGTTCAACTTATAAAGGGAAGTGGTATTCGTTCAGAAGAACTAATAAATATGGATATTTCCGATTTACATCTACACGAAGAAAAAAGACCGTATATGATGATTCTTGGAAAGGGAAATATACAAGAATATGACAAAGTTTATATGTCTGAACAGGCTAGAATGAATATTGAGGAGTATTTGAAAATTAGAACTTTTTTCGTAACAGAGAGAGAAATTAAAGATAACGCATTGTTTTTATCAAATGAAAATAACAGATTAAGTAAAGGCGCAATTACAGGATTTTTTAATTTATATTCGGAAGGCGAAATTTACCCACATATGTTAAGACATTGGGTTGGAAGTAAATTGTATGAAGAAACAAAAGATATTGTTCTTGTTCAAAGACAATTAAGGCACAAGAATTTGGAAACAGCAGCAAGATATTATGTACACATGGATGAATCTACTATAGCAGATGCTGTACTTGATTTGTAATATGTGTTAAAATAATATGTAATGGAGGTACGATATTGAGAGGAAATATATTGGTAGAGACGGAAGTATGGGGTTTCGCACAGGACAAACATATGAGATAAGCACAGAACTTACGAAAATCTACAGAGATAAGAAAAAGGTTGATGTAATTATGTTGAGAAGCGGGAAGTTGTTTTGTCCGTATGATTCCGTAGAGAGTATTTTGGAAAATTGGAAAATTGGAGAAACCATGATGGAAAACTTTATGAATGAGCCGGTTGAACAGAACTGGACAGAGAATGACATTATAGAAGAATATGAAAAATACAAAGACAAGAAAAAAGTTGCAAAAATATATGGAATTACTACGCAGCAGGTAACAGAAATTTTGAAAAGGAATGTATAATATGAACAGCGATATTTTTGAGATTATGCATAAAGATAGAAGAGTTGCAAGAATTGATTCTTCTGGAAGATGTAAGGTGTATTACAAAAGTTTTATGCCATATAACCTATATCTTGAAGAAGAAGAAGATGTTGATACTCTTGTTAATAATATTACAAATTTCAATTATTGGTGTGCAACAAGAGTTCTCACATTGGATAGAAAATACGCTAAAGAAATTTTGAACAGTATAGGAATGAATCAGGCTGTAACGGACAAGGATAGAGCAAAAGTGGCGTTATCATATAGGTGTACATCATTGACAGATGTTTTCTGGGTAAGAAATAAAGGTGAAAAGATAACATTTTCTGAAGTCAATTTATATGATAACCATCTTGAAAATATTTTTATAGATATTGCTCTGCGAGGAAAACAATATACGGTAAATAATGAAGATCTGGCGAAAGACTTATCTACGAATGGTGTTTTCCCAAAAGCCTGGAAACGGACAGAAAAAGGATTTTCTCTGTTGAAAGACGGAGGGATAGAAGTTGTCGAGAAGGAACTTCTATCAAGTAAAATTTGTCAGTGTTTTGATGTAAAGCAGGTCATATACAACAGAAGTGTATTTGCTGAAGAACCGGTAACTATAAGTGAAAATATCACATCAAAGGACTTTTCCATTGTGTCTATGGAAGCATTTGAAGTGTATTCGCAAAATCATGACCGAAATATCCGAAAATATATTTTAGCACTTGATAAGCATGATTACTACATGATGAACATTATTGATTACCTTGTGGGAAACACTGATCGTCACTGGGGAAACTGGGGAGTTCTGGTAAATAATGTGAATAATAAACCAGTATCTCTTCATCCATTGATGGATTTCAATAAGACATTTAACTCGTATGAAACAATAGAAGGTTCTAATTGCCAGACTTGCTTTGGGAAAAGAATCAACCAGAAATACGCTGCATTAGAAGCTGTAAGAAAAATTGGATTGAATCAAATCAAAGAAGTGAATTATGATTGGTTTGAATATTTTCCAGAATATGTTGGGATGTTCAAGAAACGGTATGGAATTTTGAAGAGAATAAATGATTGATTTCAAGCGAGGGGAATTATGAAGGAACAAAAAATATGCCCGTTTTGTGGTTCAGAAAAGGGATACTATGTAACAGAAAGAGTAATTAGAGATTTGTTTTTTAATTACAATAATGAGCCATGTGGAGCCACTGAGGATGTTACAGAATTTTGTAGTAAAAGGCGAAGGTGCATAAACTGTGATAAAATACTTCCGAAAAAGATGTTTGAGTAATATACAATCTAGGATATACAAGGAGAAATATATGTTTAAAATAGAAGTTGATTGTGTGAATGTGTGTACTTGTACCATTTCTGATGAAGACGAACAAAGAATAAAAGACTATATAAAGAATAATCCAGAAAAATTTAAATTTATGTCAGATAAGGAGGCTATTGTAGAAGCTGTTTCTGAATTGGAAATTGATTTATATAATGATTATGTAGAGTCTGACAGTTATACAAATGATGTTCGATGGTCTGAATTTGAAGAACGTAGTGCGGAGGAAATATTGAATGGATATAACCATTGCAAATCTAAATTGGGTTATGGTAATTTAAAAATAGAAGAACAAAGAAAATATTTTGAAGAACATCAACAGAAATTTAAGGAAATAATTAGAAAATATAATTCAGGACAAATATGCTGGTGATCTTATATAAGAAATGTTGATAATAATTATGGTTAAATGGTAATAGTATTTTCGAATATTACGAAAATGCGCAATAGATATGGACGGTATAGATAGTCAAGTTGAAACAATCTGTTGCGACACCGCAGAAGATATTGATTTTGATAAGAAAGAAATATTAAATCAATGTGAATATGCTGAAGAAATATAGGTTTTATTTGGATTGAGAGGTGTTATAATTGGATACTACAAATAAACATATTGGAAATCAATTGTCACAAATGTCCGATAAAGATATAAAAGAAGTATTTGAACAATACGCACATAAATTAGAACTTGATAAATTTGATAACGGGAAAAATTGGGAAATTAGTGTGCTTCATATATTAAATGATATATTAATGTGTAATCATTTTGATAACAATGGAAATATGTTATTGATTGATGAAGACATAACTTCTGATAAATATTGGGACAAATTAAATGACTAAAGTTGGTCAGATTGGAGCGTTTTATGAGAAGAAATTTATTTATTGGCATTCCTAACGATAAATTGAAGGAATGCTATGAAAGTTATAAAAGAGTGCAATGCAAACGAGAAGAGAAAAAGGAACTATTTTCTGAGTTAGCAATAGAATATGAAACAGAAGTTGGAGAAAAGGCTGCTATTGCAATATGTCAGTCTGATATGTTTAATGAAATTGCACATAGATATTTTAAAGCATATGATAGATTAGGCGTTTTAATAGATGATATGATGTGATATTATGGAAAAGAAATTTAAAACAGGAGATAGAGTTTATCATAGAAATTTAAAACAGTATGGGAAATTTATTGGTTATGCGTGGGAATCTGATGATGAGTGTGATGTTGAATTTGAGGAAGAAGATGGATATGTAGAACAGAAACATGTAAGCGTCAGTTGGCTTGATTTAGCAGATAGCATAGAGCCTGTTTTAGCAGCTAATGGAGAACCTATTAAAGATCGTGGAAGTTTAATAGATTTTTCTAGATAGATTCTAAGTTTTATATCAAATGAGGAGGTAATATATTGTTATCGGTTAATGGTTCAGGATTTAAAGTGAATGGTAAATGGTATTATATCAACGATGTATTAAAATATCCGAATACAAGCATAAAGAGAATTATATTGTTTGGATTTTATGATAATGAACAGTATGAAGACAATGATTGTGGTTGTGGTTTTTATACTGCGACAGTAGAACTTATTGGTAATGAATGGAAATTGGATAAAAAATCTATTTCCGGCATTGATTGGTATTCTTTGGGAGAAAAAGAAGAAGATAAAGATATTATAAGAGCTGTACAAGAAGTAGTTAGTCATGAGTGTGCTTATATGGACGAAAACGGTAAATGCTCTGTTAATGTATGTAAAGTTTGCAAAAATACATATGTTCCATGTGGTTCTTATGTTATAAATAAACCATATTATTCAAAAGATTAAAATCCGTGAGGTGTAATTATATGTTACAATACAGAGAATTTCTTAGTTTAACAGATGAAGAAATTAAATTTATTCTTACTGAAATGTTCAATCCTACTAAGATTGTAAACATTGAAAGAGACAAAGAATGGAATAAAATCACAGTAGAAATGACAACTGGTGGTTGGGATGATGGCGAAGGTGGAGAATTTGAGATAGAGGATATAATCACTTTAAAGATGCCAACAGTTTATGATTGTGGTTTGGAAGTGGATTTTTCTTTAACAAGCGAAGATAAATTGAAATGGGAACAATTTTTGTTAGCAAAAGGATGTGATTATAGGTTAAAAGATAATTCATATATGGAAGAATGTTAGATAAAAATTATTTAAAAATATAAAAAGGTTGGTGATTTTGTATGGTAAAGAAATGTTTACTTAAAAGATTTGGGATTTTAGAAGTAAATAAATATGTTGCGTATAGAGTACATCCTAATCCAGATTTATTATATATTTACTTCTATGACGATTGGCATACCGTTCCAAAGGAGGATGTCGAAATTATCAACATATAAATATAAATAGAATTTAACTTTCATCTGGGAGGTGTAAATGTTATGAGAAAAGTAGTTTTAGAACCGCACAAAGAAAAGTCAAACTTATGGTGTTGGAATGTGTTGCAGTACAGTGAAAGCCAAGATACATGGTATAGCATTGGTTCCGGGATAGAAGTAAACTGGGATATAGCAGCTAGAAAAGCTAAAGAAATAATAAAGATGTAATAAATATATGTAAGACGATACTTATTCTGTATCGTCTTTTTCATTGGATTCATGTAACTTGCAATAATATAAAAGAAGTCTATTTAACGCTGGATCCTCAGATTTGAATAAATCAGTTGGAGTACATTCTAGTGCGATACATATTCTTTCTAGTGTGTCAAAATTTATTTTGCTTGTATCTCCATCGTAAAGTTTACATGCCGCAGGATACCCGACCCCGATCGCTTTTGCAAATTGATTTTTATTCTGAAATTTTTTATCTACCAGATCTTTAATATCTAAGCGCATGTATTCACCACCTGTTCGTTATATATTGTTTACAGTATATAGTTTAGCATATATTCTTTAAAAAATAAATATATTTTATTGAATATACTCTTGACAATATACTGTAAAGAGTATATACTTATGATATCGAAAGAGAGAAGTGCATAGATTAGGAGAAAGGAGGATGCGTAATTATGAAAATTAAATTTGAAAAATTTGATATTGTAATGGTTGACTTTGGAGATAACACTATAGGAAGTGAACAAGGCGGGAAAAGACCAGCAATTATTGTACAGAATGATATAGGAAATCATTTCGCTGCAACAACCATCGTTATACCATTTAGTACAAAATTAAAAAAGATAAACCAACCTACGCATACTCTTATCAAAAAGGGAAGAGGTACAGGGTTGGTAAAAGATTCTATTGTTTTGTGCGAATGCATAAGAAATATTTCAGAATTAAGAATAGAAAAATACCTTGGAAAGATAACATCTATGGACGATAAACGTGCAATAAAGATTGCATGTGACGCAAATTTTATGTGGGGAGATGATGTGGCATGAGATATGTATTGATGGACATTGAAGAAGCTGTTAAGCACTGTAAAGGGAAAAAAGTTTTAGTTGCAGAACAAGACCTTGAAAATAATGAGGTGGTAGGTTTTGAAAGAAAAACTTTTCAGGAATGCAAGGATATTATCGAGCGATCTGAAACAATAGCAAAAATTTGTGATGACTTTTTAAACCAGCTAAGAGTGTTTTCTGAAAAACAATTAGATTTGATGAACATAAAACCTATCGGAACTATGAGTACAATATTAGTTCATGATCCTTTCCCGGATACAGAAGAGCAGAAAAAGAACAAAAAAACGAACAAACGTTCTGTCAACTATTGACAAGAACAAGTGTTCGTGTTAATATACTTTTTGTAAACATAATAAAAAAGAAGAGACGGAAATCCATCACAGGTGCGCCAACACCTCCGGTTCCGGCTCTTCTAAAACCAAAAAACGCATTTCCCAAAATGGGAGTGCTAAGAACAGCTTACGCTATCCCTACTAGTATAATACATATTTTTTTCAAAGTAGTCAAGCGTATCAGCTAAAAATTCCAAATATTGGAAAACTGAATATTGAAATTTACTTTTTATTCGTGTGGACAAGTTTCTAAACGTTTATTTCTGATGCAATTTTTTAAATAGGAGTGAAATAAACAGTGAATAACGCAATGAAAAGTAAAAAAGAAAGGGTGGTTGAAATGAATTATGTCGTGACGAACGACAAATTGTACATTAGGTTAAGTTCTGATGGTTCTCCTGTAACTTGTTCTAAACGCAACGCTCAAGTATTTGAAAAGGACAAGGCGGATAATATTCTAAAGAATCTTCCAAAAGTATTGAAGAACTTTCGTTTTAAAGTAAAACCTGTTCCACAATCTGAACAGGAAGTTCCTCAGAACAAAACAAAAACAGATAATGTGCAATCAGAAGAGAAGAAATACATAAGAAAAGATTCGTACATACCGTGCGACGAGGTTGTACAGTGGATCGAAAAATCAAGACAGTGTAGCGAATTTGTGGAAGACGCTACGAGAAGAAGAGCAGTATTACATAAAAAATTGGCAAATGTTGATCGTGAATTGTCAAACTGTATGCATCAGATTGAATTAGAAAAATGGAAGTCAGGTTGTGATGGATACAAATTATATAAGTTGGAAAAAGAAATTCTTGAAAAACGAAGACAGATTAAAGATGAGTTGGTAATTATTCAATCTGTCCTGGACAATACAAAATGTACGATTGGGATTAAGAATATTGAAAAGACTTTTAATCGTCTTGGTACTAGAAGATTTGAGATAAGAATCATTGAAGACGATGATTTCTTTGATGAATTACAACCTGATTCATAGTAATAATAGAATCAGGTTGTATGAAACTACTTATCATCATTGATAAATTTGACTACATCCTCAATTTTACAATCGAAATATTTGCAAATGGTGTCAAGAGTGGACATAGAAATATATTCATCTTTACCAATCTTGGCTAATGTAGCCATACTTATTCCGGTTTCTAAACGAAATTGAGTTTTGCTTAAGTCGTTATCAATAAGCAGCTTCAGCAAAGGTTTGTATGAAAACATATTACACCTCCTAATATTTAGATTATAACATTATATATTCATATGTCAATGGAGGAATATTCAGATATGTGAATATATTTATTGACTAATATTCAGATGTGGTGTATGTTATATTCATAAAAGCGAATATAAAAATTAGATATCTAAATATTTTGTATGAGAGGTCATAAAGATGGACAAGAATAAAATTCTCGAAGACTATATCGGAAATGATATGAAAAAAATTCGTAAAATATGCGACAAAATCATTTCCAAAACAAATATCCCGAAAATGTATTGGGATGATTATTATGATAAAGCTGTCGATATTCTTCTGAAGAGTATGGATACATATGATGAGTCGAAAAATTGTAAATTTAGTACATATTTCTATGGAAACCTTGTAAGAAGAATAGAAACGTGGAAAAGAGATTGTATAAGGTTTAAAAGATGTAATCTTGTAACAGATAGTAAAGGAAAAATTATGAGAGATAAGGACGGAAATCCTATAGTTATTCCAGATATATCCATACATATGAAAGTTGATCCAGATGAAGATTACACGTTGGAAGAAGGCATTTCTTCTGGTTTTAATTTAGAAGGGGAAATTATAAATAGACTTCACCCCACAACAGATAAAATTGAAATGTATAAGAGCAATTTATCTTATAAGCAACAAAAGGCGGTCGATCTCATATGCGATGGATACACTCAAGATGAAATTATTGAAGAATTAAACATAACAGAAAGAGAATATAAAGACAATATACTTGGTACTATGCGTCTTTATGAAAATGTAAAAGTGTTATTGTGCGAATAAAAAATTGGAGGAATATAATCATGGCAAAGAAAATTAGAAAAAAGACATTATCGCTAGATTCTTATTTAGAAAAGATTGTGGAAGAAGATATTAGTGATAATCAGGACGTTCAAAGACTGTTTTGTTGGGAAAATGGAATGGTGAATGAGTTAATCAAAACTGTATTAACTGATGATTATATTCCCCCAATTATCTTAGGAGAAGAAGATTTGGACGAAGACGTTGTGCAGCAATACATTGTTGATGGAATGCAAAGAAGTTCTGCGTTGATTAAATTTAAGCATGAAAACTATAAAATTACAGCTGCTTTAGAAGATCCAATTATCCAATATCAGAGAAAAAAGAAAGATGAAAATAATAAAATCTGTAAAGATGAATACGGAAAAGTTATTTGGGAATCTGTTGAATATGATTTGAGAAGAAAAACATATGAAATGTTACCGCCAGAATTGAAAAAAATGTTTGATGATTATCAGATTGACATTACAATACATCAGCATTGTACGATGTCACAGATTAGTAAATTGGTGAGAAGATACAACAATCATTTGGGAATGAATACATCTCAGAAAGCATTTACTTATATTGATTTACATGCAAGAAAAATAAGGACAATATCTGAGAAAAATAAATTCTTTAAAAATTGTATGTCTTGTTCCGGTAAGCAGCAATCGAGAGGTATTAGAGAAAGACTTGTATGTGAATCTGTCATGACAACGTTTTTCTTTGATAACTGGAAAAGTGCAATAAAGAACATGAGCAAATATCTAAATGAGAACGCAACGGAAGAACACTTTGATACTGTAAATGAATATTTTAGCAGGATTGAATCTGTGTGCAAAGATAATTTCACAGAAGTGTTTGTGCCCAAAAATGTTATTGTTTGGATCCCTGTGTTTAAAGAGTTTGCTAAATTTGGATTAGATGATATTAAGTTTAAGGATTTTGTAGAAGAATTTGAAAAGTCTTTCCATCAAAAAGATGTAAATGGAGTAACATTTGACAAATTAAATGAGGATCGTCATACAAAAGGTAAGGCTATTTTAAAAGAGAAAATTAACATCTTAACTGCTCTCATGAAAGAGTATTTACATATTAAAGAAGATGAAGAAAGTCTTGTCGAAGTGGGAGAGAATAATGTAATAGATAATGTTTCTTCAGACCAGAACGCTCTTGAATTTATCCAAGAAAATGTTAAAGAAGATGTGATTGATGAAGACATCGAATTATATAAAATTCAGTTGGAAGACTGGACAGTAGAGGTTGATAACTCATCTAAACTTCTCGAACCAGAAAACATGAATTCTTTACTTGCTGTTGTTGCGTACAGCTTTGAAACAAACATAGATTTAGAAATTCCGGAGTGGATGGTAAGTTTCTTTAACAGAAATTCTACATATATTAAAGATCAAAAAGAAAATTATACATACATGGTAAATGATATTGGTGAATTCTTGAGACATAAATATGAACTTGCTGGATAAATGGAGGTGAATAATATATGGATAAAACATTTTGGAACATAATGTCAATCGGTGGATTAATTACATCGTGTTTAGCCGGTGCTAGATTATATGAAATTGGAGAAGATTCATTTTTCTATGGTTTTATTCTCGGTGTCGGAGCATTGATGTTCGCTGCAAAATATATGGGAGAGGAAGAATGAGGTAAAAAGATGAGATTTAACTGGGACGAATTTAAAAATAAAGACAATAAGATTGCGGTGCATTGCAAGACCGAGGAAGAAGCAATAGACTTTTGCAAGAGAATGCATGAGCATGGGATGAAGTGGTGCACAGGTAAAAGCTACATGGAAAAGACAAATTATGAAGAGTACAAAGGAGAAACGTGCTATATAAGATTCGGAATGTTCTCATCGTATCGGTACTACAATAGCGAAGGATACGAGATCCTGGAATGGAGTGATTACATGCAGAAAGAATTTACAAAGTCAGATTTAAAAAGCGGAATGGTGGTCGAATATAATGATAACTATTTCGGGAAAAGACTTGTTATAGGCGGCTTTTTGATTGGCGAAGATGGATATTCGGATTTGGGAGACTATAACGAAAACTTAAAAAATGTGGCAAGCGGTTTAGAAATAGTTAGGGTATATAAGATTAAATGCATGGAAAAAATTAGCAGTATCATGCATGATGACAACCTCGAACTCATCTGGGAGCGAAAAAAACTAAAGAAAATGACCGTAGAAGAGATGCGCGAAAAGTTAGAAGAACTGATTGGAGAAGAAATTGAAATTGTCTAAATAAGGAAAAGGAGAAATAAATTATGTGTGAGTTTAAAAGTGGAATTATTTTTAAGAATAGGGTGGAACTTGCACCCTTAGAGAATGAAAGTCATTCAAGTTTGCTTGAAAAATTGGATATGGAAGATAATGAATTTAATGCTTCTAAGAAATTTGTGAGAGCAGAATTAATTCCGCCAGAGAAATATGTTATCACTTCTGATATTTCAAAGTGGACTTATAAAGTCGATCAGGATATTGTACCAGAATGGTATAGTAACGATCCAGAGAGATATGAAGATGAATTTAGAGAATCCGTTAAAGATTTTATGAACAAGCACTTTAAAGAGGAATTTGGATATTATTGGACAAACATTCGAATGGATGGAAAGATATATCATTTTATGTATGGAGTTCTTACGAGGATGAGTTTTAGCAGCAATAATAATTACGCAGAATCTTCTGTAAGAAAATATCTTAAAGAGTGCAAGCTTGCAAAAGACATTAAATGTAAATATGGAAATAGTATTACTCCAGTTGAAAATAACTTGCTTAGTATGGATGGATTTAATGATTATGGTGTTGTAAAAGATGATGTATTGTCTATTCCGACTTTTGATTTATTCAGAAAATGTGGTGAAAAACTTCCACTAATCAATTATCCACACTGGCTGTCAACTCCAAATCAGACGAAATCAAGAAAAGATTCTTCCTATGTTCAGGTTGTTGACTGTGGTGGTTACGTGGACTGCAACGATTGCAATTGGGACGGTTATGGAGTTCGTCCGTTTTTTATCACCGAATCTTAAATCTGTTTATCTTGTCGATAACGTTTTGTGGAGATGAAGACAGAACAATGCGTAAGCGTTGTTCGTAAGTATTCGAAGAGCAAAACTCAGCAAGATTGGAGTGATTTATATGGAAGTTATTACAAAAGCTATCGACTTAATGCAATATACATATTCCGTGACAGCGAATAAAAAGAGATATCCGGCAAAATACAAAACGCTTATAGAAAGAATTCAGAATGAATGTATGAATATATATGATTTCCTGATGAGCGCAAATAGAATACAAATAAATGCAGAAAAACAGAAGAGATTAGATTTGCAAACTAGATCTATTTCTTCATGTGATAAATTATCTTGTTATGTTGAATTGTCAATGAATCTAAATCTTATAGGATCTGATACAGTTGAACATTGGCAGAAGAAGATATGTGATATTAAATATATGACAATAGCCTGGAGAAACAAAGATAAAACAAGATGATTCTTAACGGTTGTTTGCTATATGACTTCCTATGTTCAGATTGTTAACAGTAATGGTAACGTGAACTACAACGATTGCAATTGGAACGATTATGGAGTTCGTCCGTTCTGGGTCGGAAGACGAAATAAAGTAAGAGAAACGCTGAAATTAGAGTCCCGATATCAAAAGAGCAAACAACCTTTCCTGTCTTTTACTAGACAGGATAAATACAAAGGTAAAATATATCATGATAAAAGATAGCACAGTTTTTGATAAGATTATTGATTTTGAAAATTTATATAAAGCATACAGAGATTCAAAAAGTGGCAAAGGTTTTACGAAAAGTAGAATTAAATTTGAATTATCTGCTCTTGATGGAATTTATCAAATTAAGAAACTTTTAGAATCAAAGCAATATGAAGTAGATAGATATAACAGATTTAAAGTATATGAACCGAAAGAGAGAATTATAGAAGCAGGAAGTTTTAAAGACAAAATTGTGCAGCACAGTTTATGTGATAATGTGCTTCTTCCTATTTTAAGTAATGAATTTATATATACGAATTATGCCGGACAAATAGGAAAAGGAACATTGTTTGGTTTGGATTGTCTGAAATATCAAATGTATTTAGCATATCAGAAATACGGATATGATTGTTGGATTATTAAAGGTGATATTAAAAAATTTTTCTATAATATTGATCATAATATTCTGAAAGATATTGTTTCATATTTTATATCTAATCCAGATACGTACTGGTTATGTGAAAAATTTATTGATAGCACAAGCGGAAATGGCTTGCCTCTTGGAAATCAAGTTAGTCAGGTATTTGCTTTATTATATTTGTCTGGTTTTGATCATTTTATAACTGGAGAGTTGGGTGTCAAATATTATGGAAGATACATGGATGATTTCTATTTAATTGTGGAATCAAAGCAATATGCAAAATATTGTTTGTGTGCAATAGAAGATTTTGTAAACACACTAAATCTTGAATTGAACGGCAAAACTCAGATTATACCTTTTAAAAACGGAATTAAATTTTGTGGTTTTCATACATATGTCACAAAAGATGGAAAAGTAATTAGAAAACTTACAAATGAAAAAAAGAGAAAAGCGAAAAAGAAATATCGAAAAATGGCAAAGATGGTAAAAGAGAATAAGTTATCAAAAGGAAAATTCCTAGAATCTTATGAATCTTGGAAGAATCATATTTCACATGGTAATTGTGTCAAATTTACATATGAGATGGATAAGATGATAGATAAGATATTATCAAGTTAAAATCTCGATTTTATTCGTAATTCAACACAATATATAGCAATATACAACTTATTTAAATACTATATATGGTGTACAAAAAATACAAAATGCAAATATTAAGGAGAAACTAATGTTTAAAACAATTACTAATAAAGAGGAGTATTTACACGCTGCTGATGTGGAGAAACTTCCTATTCATTATGAAGACAAAATGGAAGTAAATTTATTTGGCAATAGTATTTTAGTAGAGAAAAATGAATGGTTGTGGCATTTACATTTAAAGCTTACCAACGCTTGTAATGCTAGTTGCCCGTTTTGCGTGGAACAGAATTCTAAGTGTCACGAAGATGCTGCGCGTTTCGTAAGACAAGTGGATCGCATGTTAAGTGAAATGGAAAGAGAAGGAATTTTATATTCAGTATCGTTAACTGGAGGAGAGCCTCTTCTATTTATTGGCTTTTCATTATTATGTGATGTTTTAAGAAAACACGATATAAAGTTTCTTACTATGAATACGAATGGAACATATTTGAAAGACCATATTGATAGGATTGAAGGATTATTTGACTTTATCGATATAAGCAGACACGCTATCGACGATGACATTAACCGTAATATATTTATAGCTGATGTTCCGACTATCGAAGAGTTAAAAACAATTAAGAGATGGCTAAAACGTACAAAGATTAGAATTCAATGTGTTATGTATGATATCGACAGCATTTCTAGATTTATAGATTTTGTTGATGCATTTAGATTTGCTGATGATGTTTCATTTAGAAGGCTTATGAAACTTCCGGATAAGTATGGTGTTAATTATGAAAGCAATGATAGCTTATACATGGAAATGCTCAATTATGCATATAACCATTTCGAATTCGTGGAGCAGACTATACAAGACTATTATGTCTATGAGATTTGGAACTACAATGGAATAAATATCACATTTAGCTACTCAAACATGGATATGCTGTCCAAAGTAGAGCAGAATGAACCGGACAATGTGTGTCGAGAATTTATTATACATCCGAATGGAGTTATATCCGGTAGCTGGGATTTTAATAACAAGGTGATTTGCAAATAGAAAAAGGAGAATAAAACCATGACAGGATATGATTTAGTAGCAATTGTGAATTTACTAGAAGATCGTAATAAAAAAGATTATGGATTTGCTTTATATAAGGAAGAATACGAATTACTTAGAACAGCAAACTTAGAAAATACACTTGTAGTTGTTAATGCAAGAAGAAAAGATAGGAGAATATTAGGAAATGTAAAAGAGATCTTATCTTTAGAAGAGTATGGTAAAAATCCTACAGCGCAGGTGGTCGGCATTGCAAATATGGAAGCGTATGCAAAGCGCAAAGATGAAGAGGAACGTATTGATAAAATCAAAAGAATCAATCGTTTGATTGACAAGAAACTTGATGAATTATTATATTTGGTCAATCTTGTGAACGACATCAGTGGGAATAAAAAGTCAGAAAAGGAGAAATAAACAGTATGAATTATCCATTTCAATGTCCAAAATGTGGACACAAAAAAATTATCACGATGTCGATGAAAGAGTATACAGGAGAAGGACATATGTGTCCGGAATGTGGGGAAGAAATGAAACGAGAAATTGACTCCATGGTTTGCAGAAGTATCGACAAGACAGGCGATTTCTATAGAAGTTTTAATTAAAAATACGTGCTGCTACGGTAGCACAAATAAGGATCATTGGCGCAATGGTGAGCGCGGCAGTCTCATAAACTGATGGTTACGGGTTCGAGTCCCGTATGATCCATTCATATGCGGAATAAATTTCTATACATGTTTCATACCTCCAATAAAATAAGATACATAAAGTTCTGCATATGATTTTCATCGGTGTTTATAATCAAATATCACCTGCAGTAAATCAAATATTTAGAAACTGTAAACGTTGATTCAACAAACTATTTCATTTGTCGCTATTTGAAAATGTTTGTGAACAGCATGTGATATAAGATCGTAAATACCGATGTGATTAATATTAAAAGAGGTAAATAAAATGAGCAGTTGGACATATGTACATGGAACAATTGTTGTTTCTCCCCTAGGTAGGACACAACATGAAAAGAGATATATTCTTGAAACCGTACTCGATCATCTTCCTGTCGTAACAGGGTCAGAAAGAGATATGGAAGTATATGTGGTTCAAAAAAGAGGACATAATTGTTCAAGTTTTTCTGACGAATTTCTTGAGAGAACAAATAACTTAAGAGATAGATTTGGAGACAGAAGTCGAAAACGAGGATCGTTACAAACGCAAGACGAATATATTCTCGTAGTAGACGCTGCATTGCGTGATAGAGAATTTGAAGATACATTTCAAGAATTCTTGAAGTGGATTTGTAGATTATCGAAAAGAATCATTGTAGATGATGTAAATGTGAAAATTAAAGGATTTGACAAGCAATATGTTATAGACGATCCTGATCCGTTTTACAACATGAGTGATTTCGATAAAGACAATTGGTGCGATTATCTGATATGGGAATACGACAGAGATGAAGATGGAAATTTATTAAGTGGAAAGCCGGGAAAGAGAAATGTGTAATTACGATTATATGGATGATTTATATGACCATTGTGACGAATGTAGGATTTATGGTGATGATTATTATGTTGACGAAAATGGAGAATGGATCGATGCATGTGTAAATTGTTTTATGAATACTGAAAATACTAAAAATAAAGAGAGTGAAAAGAATGAGGAAACCTAAAGTTGAGAATAAATACAATCTTACCATGAAAAAGATTAATAAACTCAGGGTTGGAGATGAATCAAAGATTAAGGAACCACTGTTTTGGAGAAATAATGTTATCAATGCATGGTGTATTAGCAAGCTTATTGGAACAGATCAGGATGTAAAGTATGGAGCAAATAACGATATTTGGATAGGTATTTATGATAAGCCATATTACAACAGAAGAGTTCATACAAGATGTGATTGCTTTGGTGGAATGTGTACATATAAGTTTGATAAATTTTATCAAGAGAAAGATATTGAAAATGAATTAGATTTAAAAACACAGGAAGAATTATTAAGAACAATAAATATGTTGATTGACGAAGGGATTTTGGTGATTCAAGATGGACGAAACAGTTAAACAATTTTTTAAATATAATCCGTCAGTGAGAGTTTCATTACGATATTATCCTTTCAATGACGAATTTGAGGTAAGACTTGATAATTACGACACAAACAGACATGCATATATGATATTTCGTGATATCCATGAAATTTCATTGGATGAAATGATTAATATTACGATTGATAGATTTAGAGAAGAATTGTTGGAGTAATTATAAATATGGATGAAAAGAGAGTTAGAAAAGCAATTGCTTTTTTCGGTAGAAAAATTTATGAATTGGGGGAATTAGAAGAACAAACAGATGGTGTTTTAGTACATAATATTGAATATTATCTTACAGCAATCGAAGCACTAGAAAAGCAGTTGCCAAAGAAAGTAGAAAACTGGAATGGACAAGCATCGTGTCCTAGATGCAAAAGACTGTTTGGAAATATGGCAGATATAGAAATGTTTTGTCATTGGGATTCTGATTGCTGCAATCATTGTGGACAGAGATTAGATTGGAGTGAGTAACATGGGAGAATTAAAGAAATGTCCGTTTTGTGGTGGAGAAGCGACAATGAAAATCCATTATGGATTTGACGAAAAAGTTATATCAGCTTTCGTGTACTGCGAAGAATGCGGAGTCGCAACGCGAAGATGTGCTTTAGAAACAACTGCTATAGGGAAATGGAACAGGAGGGTGGAAGAATGATTAAAGTAAAAGCGGAGGCAAATTATGGTTTTGCTGGAACAAATATGACATTTGAAGAAGAGTTTGGTGATGATGTAACTGATGAGGAAATCGAAGAAGCTATGAGAGATATGGTTATGGAACAGGTTAATTGGTCATGGGAGAAAGAGTAATTATGAACAGAGAAATACTTTTTAAAGCAAAGAGAAAAGATAATGGAGAATGGGTGGAAGGGTATGTTGTTGCATATCCTTCTGGAAAAGTGGAAATACACAAAATTAGCAAAGAATTACCAGATATATTACTAAAATGCGAGATTGCTCCAAGTACTTTATGCCAGTACACCGGACTTACCGACAAAAACGATAAGAAGATCTGGGAGAATGATATTCTCAGATATAGTTATGACTATGATGGAAGTCCGTTTTTAAAAGATGGCGAAGAGATAAAATATCGTGTAGGTGCTGTGTTTTGGAGCGAATGGAGGGGATCATGGGCAGTATGTGGACGAGGAAATAAAAAATGCACCAATAACGATGTTTTTAAATATAATCGGAATCCAAATAGAACGGAAGTTATCGGAAACATTTTTGATAATCCAGAGCTGTTGGAGGTAGAGTGATGAGAACAATAATTTACACAGTAGATGATGAAGAACCAGATTGCAATAGATGTGATCATTGTTGCGGCGAAGATTATTATTGTATCAAACAATGTGGAGCAGAACATGGATGGAATGGATACGAAAGGTTAGAGAGAATTGAAAGTGATGAGGAGTAACCATGTGGAAAATATTTATTGAGTATGACGATAAGAGCAAAATTACATTAACAGGAAAACACAAAGATATTCCGCTAAGGCTTGCATTAAAATATAACCTACTGTATGCAAATTCCCAAAGCTGCATAGGTGCAAAATATCAACGATATCCAAAAAAGAATTATCCTGAGATGGATTTAATGGATAAAATCGAGGAACTAGAGTTATTGGAGACGTAGTAATGAAAAAAGAGTGCATTAAATGCAAATATTATAAAAACTACTATAAATCAACAGAATGTTATTGCGAAAAAGGTTATTGTGTTATGGATAAGAAAAATAGGAGACGAAATAAATGAACGTACTAGAGAAGATCTTGGAAGAGATTGAAGATCATGTGAACATGGTTAAAAACATTCCAGTCAATGAAGATGATGATTTTCTGGATGGCGAGGAGTGTTATGAAGCCGGAAGAATACAAGGTCGATATGAAGAGCTAGTATGGTGCAGAAATATAATTCGTTCCCACATGGACGAAGTCCAAAACTGTGGAGATTACAGCCGAAGAAAATGGTATCAAAAAGGATACGAGGACGGAAAGAAAGATAATGGGTGGATTCCTTACACAGAACAAAATATGCCTAAGAAAGAAGGTGTATATCTTGCAACGTGTGACGATGAAGAATATCCGGTAAAGAGAATGAGATTTAAAAAGGAAGATGAGTACTGTCTTTGGTATGACGAACATGGGATTTATGACGGGGTAATTTTCGCATGGCAGCCACTTCCAGAACCATACAAGGAGAAATAAATAATGTCAGAAGATACAAAACAGAAGTTGCAAATTGTTCTTGATTTATTGAGAAAATCATTGATAGATAATGGTGTTTCTATGGGGCTATCAGAAAAGAAAATAATGTTTTTTGATACGGAAGAATATTTATCAACAGGAAAGTTTGATGGATTTTCAGTAGATATTGATAGCTTAGTTAAATAATGAAAGCAGAAATTCAAACGGAGAAATGGAGAACTAATATATGAAGAAAAACAATGTAAAAACAGCCACAATCAGATGCGATGATAATGCAGAAGCAGTTGTGTTTTCTAAATATGCAATGAAAGATTCGATTGATTTTGAAATCTCTTTTGAGGATTCATATTGCGGTGGAGATTTTAAAGGAATTATTGGAAGATTTAAAAGAGCATGGATGGCGTTCTGGAATAAGCCGGTATGTTATACAGGTATATATTGCGAAAGTGGGCGTGATAGAGTAAGAAATTTTCTGAAGGAATACTTGGAATTGGTAGAAGGAGAATAGGGAATATGAAGGTTTTAGTTGTAGTAGATATGCAAAACGATTTTGTGAGTGGAAATTTGGGAACAAAAGAAGCAGTTGCAATTGTTCCGAATGTAAAGAAAAAAATTGAAGAGTATTCCACTAACGGCGATGTGATTTACTTTACGAAAGATGCACATTGGGACGGTTATTTAGATACTCAGGAAGGTAAAAAATTGCCTGTAGAGCATTGTGTTATTGGAACAAATGGATGGGAAATTGTAGATGAATTAAAATCTTACGCAAAACACGTAATTAATAAAGATAGATTTGGAAGTAATGACCTTGCAGAATGTATCCATGGGGGTTTTGCTAGTAATGATTATGATAGCGTTGAACTTGTTGGTGTATGTACTGATATTTGTATAGTGTCGAATGCTCTATTAATTAAAGCATGGGTGCCAGAAATGGAAATTACAGTCGATGCGTCGTGCTGCGCTGGTGTCACTCCTGAAAAGCATAGGGCTGCATTAGAAGTAATGAAATCTTGTCAAATTAATGTGATTGGAGAAAAGTCTTATGATTAAAATTAATGGAGAAGTAGTAAATACAAAGAAATTTCCAGATGGAACTCTCTTGCTTAAAGAGGATGTTTCTTATGATTTTAAAAATTACAGAGAAGCAACTATTACCTGGTTGTTTGAAGATAATGAAGAATTGGTGACATTGATTTATATTGTCAAACACCTTAATTCTCATGGTATTACAAATTTGTACTTGAATATGCCATATATTCCAAACAGTCGTCTAGATCGTGTTAAAACAACAGAAGATGTATTTACATTAAAGTATTTTGCAGAAGTTATTAATTGGCTGAATTTTGATTCTGTAACAGTATTAGATCCACATTCATCTGTAAGCGAAGCTCTTATTGATAAAATCGTAATTAAGCAACCGGATAAGTATGTGTGGGAAGCAATCGACAGCAAATACATCGGTGGTACAAATAATCTTACAATGTTTTTTCCGGATGAAGGAGCTATGAAACGTTATTCTACAATGTTTGATCTTCCATATGCTTTTGGTATTAAAAAGCGCGATTGGGAAACAGGGGAGATTAAAGGATTAGATGTTTCTGGTATGACGGATTTGATCAAGGGCAGAAAAATTTTAATTGTAGACGATATTTCAAGTCGCGGCGGTACGTTCTATCATAGTTCAAAGAAACTAAAAGAACTTGGAGCAAAAGAAATTTATCTATATGTATCTCATTGTGAAAATACAATTCTTGAAGGAGAAGTATTAAGTAGTGGATTAATCGACAGAGTGTTCACAACAAATAGCATTTTTACAAAAGAACATGAGAAAGTGGAGGTATTTGAATATGAAGAGTAAGACGAATCCTATGTTATTAATTGACTTTTATAAAGCGGTTCATGCAGAAATGCTACCGAAGAATATTACAAAATCAGTTTCCTATTTTACCCCTAGAATGAGTCGTGTAAAACGATGGGATAAGGTAGTAATGTTTGGATTGCAGGGGTTTATAAAGACGTATCTGATTGATTATTTCAATGAAGAGTTCTTTGACAAGCCTTTTAAAGAAATTATTTATGAATATAAAAGAATTATGGATGCATCACTTGGGGAAGATGCGTATAAAATTGACAAGATTGAAAGTCTACATAAATTAGGATATTTACCAATTGAGATCGTTGCATTACCGGAAGGAACAATTGTTCCAATGCATGTGCCTATGTTTGGTATTACAAATACACATAAAGATTTTGCGTGGTTGCCTCAGAGTTTAGAAAGTCTTATCTCGGCAGAAATGTGGCATCCAATGTTGGCAGCAACAGTAGGAATGACTTATCGCGATATCGTTAATCACTATTATGATTTAACTTGTGATGACTATATTCCGAGATCAAAAGCTATTGGAGCCTTTGACTTCCGAGGAGAAGAGTGCTTAGAATCAGCGGTAAAAGCGGGCGCTGGGTGGTGCTTATCATTTTTGAATACAGCAACCGTTCCAACGATTCCTTATCTTGAGAATAATTATTTTTGTGATTGTACAAAAGAACCTGTTGCATATGGAAGTCCTAGCACAGAGCATTCTGTAATGTGCAGTAATTATGCGGTTGATGGAGACGAGATTACATTATTAAGAAGATTGCTTACTGAAATCTATCCAAACACAAGTTTTTCAGCAGTTCTTGACTCTTATGATTATTGGAATGTTATCGATAATATTCTTCCTCAGTTAAAAACAGAAATTATGAATCATAACGGTTGTATGTTAATGCGTGGAGATTCTGGAGATTGTGTAGAAGTTGTAACAAAAACTGTATTTAAATTATGGGAAGAATTTGGCGGAACAGTTAATAGCAAGGGATATAAAGTGCTTGATCCACATGTAAAAGCAATTTATGGTGATTCAATTACAGTACAAAGATGTGAAGAAATTTACAAAATTCTCATGGAAAACGGATTTGCATGTTCAAATGTGGCGTTAGGTGTTGGATCGTTTTCATTTCAGTGCATCGAAGAAGACGAAGAGTTAAAGCCATTTACAAGAGACACTTTCAGTTCATGTATTAAAGCAACATATTGTGAAATTGACGGAAAACCTACTCCGATTTTTAAAAATCCTAAAGACGGGGGTTTTAAGAAATCGCAGAAAGGATGTTGCAGAGTATATACACGATGTGATGGAAGTATTTATTACGAGGACGAGCTTACATGGAAACAGGCTACTGATTATGAAAAACGCGGAAATATGTTAATTCCGGTATTTAAAGATGGAGAATTACTAAAAGAACAATCGTTAAAAGAAGTCAGAGATAGGCTGCATGGAGGTGAATTTTAATGTTTAATGCAAATGAAATTAAAACTGAAATTATTGAATGGATCCAGAAGTTCTTTAAAGAGAACGGGTGTGGTTGTAAAGCAGTTGTTGGTATTTCAGGAGGAAAGGATTCTACGATTGTTGCTGCACTCTGCATTGAAGCTCTAGGGAAAGAAAGAGTACTTGGAGTCCTAATGCCAAACGGTAAACAAAAAGATATCGATGTTGCAAAGAAGGTGGTTAATCATCTTGGAATTGAAAGCATTGAAGTAAATATTTTTAATACAGTAAGGTATATCAAGCATGAAGTGAAATCGCAATTAGATGATCATTGGAGTAAACAGTCTTCTATTAATCTTCCAGCTAGAATCAGAATGGCTACATTATATGCTGTATCTCAAACAGTAAATGGAAGAGTGGCGAACACATGTAATTTATCTGAAGATTGGATTGGATATAGTACGAGATGGGGAGATAGTGTTGGTGATTTCAGTCCATTGTCTAATCTGACTGTTACGGAAGTTAAGGAAGTCGGATATGCATTAGGACTTCCGAAAGAGTTCATTGAGAAAATTCCATCCGATGGTCTTTGTGATAAAACAGATGAAGATAACTTAGGATTTACATATGAAGTTCTCGATAAATATATCAGAACAGGTCTAATTGATGATAAACAATTAAAGAAGAAAATTGACCAGATGCACGAAAAGAATTTGTTTAAATTGCAAATGATGCCGTCGTTTAGTTTTAAACACGAGAGTGATAAAAGTTGATAACAAAAATAAAATAATGGAGTAGATTAAATATGAGAACAGTATATATTGCAGACGATGGAAAACAGTTTGAAGATGAGTATGAATGCGAACATCATGAATTTGAGTTAAAATATCCACATCTTCAAACAATTGAAGCGTACAATAAAGACGGAGAAAAAATGACAGATCTCTTGGATGAAGATACATATAATAATTGTGAAAAAATTATTCTTCATTCAGAAGAAGAGTTATCTGATTTACAATATGCCGCAGACTGTTTAGGATTTTATTCATACAATGACATTACCGAAATCGGGGAATGGATTTTTGATTATGAAACAGGGTATTTTAGTAAAAACAAAAAGTCTACTTTTGTACAGGAGTTATCTGACAAATATGTGGAGATATTAAAAGAATGTAGATCAATAAAATATCAGGAACACGCGGATAATACACTATTAAAATTATTATCTGATTTAGGATATGCAGATGTTGTAAAAGCATACAGAGAAGTTCCTAAATGGTATTCATGATATTCGTAAGTTTAAAATATGAAACCGTGATTTCAATTTTTGGAGGTGGTAATATCGGTGATGAAATTATTTTAACTAAAAGAAAACCAAGCATAATTGCTGAAGAATGTGTATGCGAAATTACAGAATATCTCAACAACAATGTTAGATATAATTTTGGAGATGTTCATCCATATTCTTTATGTTACATATATGACTCAAGAAGCATTTGGAGCAACACAATTGCAATTCGTATGCCGGGATCAACAATTGGATGTATTGAGTTTGATGATAGAAATGTAATCAAGGAGTGTTACATTTATGATGATGCGACGTCGAAGAATAACTGCTTTTCTAAAGACATTAATGAACGACTAAAGCGATTTGTCGGAAGAACATTGATATTCCCAGAAGAATAGAGGTGAAAAATATTAATACGTATAAAATTAGAGATGCATTTTTTGTCAATCTTGAAACTGGTAAGAAAATAAATATAGAAAATGCTTCTATATCAATTGAATATGAAAAAGAAGACTGTAATAATGATAAATCAAATTTTAGAAGATTAGAATTTGAAGACACAACTTTCACATTTGAACCTAAGTATTTGAATACAAAGAAACTCTATCAAATGTTATATGGTATTACAAATAATTACAGAAGATTGCATGATGGATATGCTCTGAGAGAAGTAACCAGAAGAAGATACATAATGAAACATAGAAGACAAGTGAATAATAAGGAGAGGTAATAAGTATGGAATTTAAAGAATTTAGAAATATGATTTCTGATCATTTTAAGACAATGACAAAAGATGTTGATAGGTTGTTTGAAGCTGGTGTGGATAAGGATGAAATGTGGAATGTATATCTTGATAGTTTTCCGGCGGGAACAAATGAGATTTATAGGAAAAGAAGAGAATATGATTGTAGTTGTTGTAGGCAGTTTATCAAGCAAATCGGTAATGCTGTAGTAATTAAAGACAATAAACTAGAAACAATTTGGGACTTAGATATTCATGATGATAAATTTGAACCTGTTGCAAAAGCTATGTCTAATTTTGTAAGAAGACACTGTGTAACAGACGTGTATGTAAGCAAATTTAAAAAGATTGGAACAGAGTACAATTACGAGCAGTATGAAGACGGAACAATGAAAAAGTGGGAACATTTTCAAATTATTTTAGATGATAAATTTGTAGACAAAACCGCTCGTTCAATTGGAGATATTAAGGGTGGATTTAGAGACACGAAAAATGTATTTAAAAGATCACTTGATGAAATTTCTATGGATGCGTTAGAGACAGTGCTTGAGCTTATCAATTCCAACACTCTATATAAAGGAGAAGAGTGGAAGTCTATCCTGATGGAGTTTAAGAGATATAAGAAAGAATATGAAAAGTTAAATTCTGATGATGATCGTGATTTATATTCATGGGAGAATTCTGTAAAAGCAGGTATTGCAATTGGACGAATTAGAAATCACAGCATTGGAACATTTCTTGTGAATGTAAGTAATGACATGGATCTTGATACAGCGGTAAAAAAATATGAACAGATTGTAGCACCGGCAAATTATAAAAGACCTAAAGCAATTTTTACGAAAAAAATGTTAGAAGATGCAAAGAAGACAATTTCTGAATTAGGATATATGGATTCTCTCAATAGAAGATTCGCAACTTTGGATGATATTACGGTGAATAATATTTTGTTCTCAAATAAAGATGCAGCGAAACGAATTTCAGATTCATCTGACATCTTTGGAGAATTAGAAAAACAGGTTGTAGTTAATCCAAGAAAATTTTCAAGAATAGAAGAAATTTCTGCAAATGATTTCATTAAAAATGTCTTACCATCAGCGAAAGAAGTAGAAGTGCTAGTGGAAAATAAGCATTCGAATAATTTCGTTTCTCTAATTGCTCCTTGTAACAAAGATTCTAAATCAATGTTTAAATGGAACAATGGATTGAGTTGGGCTTATTCAGGCAATATTACGGATTCTGACATGAAGCAGAATGTAAAAGCTGCAGGTGGAAATGTGGATGGTGTTCTTAGATTCTCTATCCAATGGAATGAAGATGGAAGAGATAACTGTGACTTGGACGCACATTGTATTGAGCCAAATAGAAATGAGATCTACTTTAGCAATTGTAGAAAACCATCTCTGTCATCCATGACTGGACAGCTTGACGTAGATATTATTCATCCAAATGGTAAGGTTGCTGTGGAAAATATTACATGGTCAGATAAATCAAAAATGAAACCAGGTGTTTATAAATTTTTTGTAAATCAGTATTCAGGAAGTGCCCGAAATGGATTCCGAGCAGAAATCGAATTTAACGGAGAGATTCATTCTTTTGATTATAGCAATTCGATGATGGCAGGACAAGATGTTCATGTAGCTGATGCAATTTTGGATACTAATGGGGAATTTACAATTAAGGAAAAAATTTCTGGAAACTCTAAAATCTCAAGTAAAACAGTTTGGGGAATTTCAACAAATGAGTTTACGCCGGTATCGGTGGTTTGTTATAGTCCAAATTATTTTGATGAACAGGACGGTATTGGTCATAGACATTTGTTCTTTATGCTGAACGGATGTAAAAATGATGAAGAACCAAATGGATATTATAATGAATTCTTAAAGAGTGAATTAGAAAAGCATAAAAGAGTATTTGAAGCTCTTGGATCAAAATGCCATGTAGAATATTCTAATGATCAACTTTCTGGAGTTGGTTTTAGTATGACAAAAAGAGCAGAGCTGATTGTAAAAGTAAAAGGTGCAACAGAGAGAATTTTAAAAATTAAGTTTTAATCAAGAAGGAGAATATTGATATGAGTACGAACATGTTTGAAATTGCTGCTAGAAACAAATTTAGATTTCCATTTAAAGGTATGATTTCTACTGAAGATCTATGGGATTTAAGTGTAGAGAATCTTGACAATGTATTCAAGACGCTTAACTCTGAGATGAAGAAAACAAAAGAAGAAAGTCTTTTGAGTACAAAGAGCAAGGATGATGAAGTGCTTGAACTAAAAATTAAAATTGTTAAACATATTGTAACGGTAAAACAGGAAGAAAAAGAAGCAAGAGAAAAGAAATTCTTGGATAGAGAGCGTAATCAGAAAATTATGTCTATTATTGCTGCGAAGCAGGACGAACAGTTACATAATATGTCAGTAGAAGAATTGCAGAAATTGCTTGTAGAATAAGTGAATAAAAAGACACACATCTCCGTGACCAAACTTCGATGTGTGTCTATAAACACAAATACACTGAATAATTTGGAATTCAATGCAACTACTATATTACATATCTTTTTGTGCTTAGTCAAGCATTGATTTCCAAATTTAAAAATCGAATATAGATAGGAGTGATTGTTATAGGAGACTATAAACCGATTTGTTTTACTTATTATGATCCAAAGACTAGTATTTTCAAATCTGATAGACACGACAGAGAACGTGTTTCAGTTTATAAGTGTAGCAATTGCGAAAATTGTAATGCATATAAGAAAAAGAAATGCGTGATGCTGAATGGGATCTGGAGACATAGTTGTCCTTACGGCACAATTGAAAAGAAAGAAGGTTTTACAAAAGCAGCACGTAAATGCGGATATTTAGTAAGTGAATATAAGGGAAAATACGGAGATGTTGAATATGCGTTAAAATCATTAAATTTTGTATGTGAAATTGGAGATTATGTTTTTCTTGGATTACCGCATCTTAATGGATATAATAATCCAATTCGAAATAGTGATTTCTTTGTAGATGATGACATGATAAAAAAGATGATTTTACACCTGAATTCGTTGTAGAGCTTATTAAATATAAACCATATGCGCTCATGGGTGGAGTAATTTCTTCTTATCAGAAAGAATATGTTCCAAAGTTTTGTGATCAACTAAAAAGACTTATGCCTGACATATATAGAAAAGTATGTGAAATCTATCCGGAAATTGAACAGATAGTGGAGAATATTGATTATATAGGAAAGAGAGCAAAATTGATTACACTTCTTCCTGGAGAAGTTAAATTATCGACAGATGTTCTTGAATGGAATGGTGAATTATTACACGGAAAAGGTAAACAAATTTCATTTTGGAAATTAGACGATGAAGAAGTAACCATTATTCCAAACAAAAATACAATGGTAACAATTTATGATAATTCAACTGTGACCGAAGAAACAGAATTCGAAGAATAGGAGGCACAGCAAATGGTATGTCCTCAATGCGGGAATTCAGAAATAAAGGAAGAAGATAATTTTTGTGTTGCATGTGGAGCAAAACTAAAAAAGACATGTAAATGCTGGGTATTAAAAAAAGACAACTACGATTGTGGGGAAAGTAGTTGTCCAGGATACAAAATATTAATGAAAAGAGGTATATCAATTGAAACATAAAGTTGGTGATAAAGTTAGAATTCGTACAGATCTAAAGAAATACTTTATATATGGAGTATACACATTCACAGATGAAATGTCTGTTTTATGAGGTGAAAAATAAAATGAAAAGTTACAAAGAAGAGTATTTAAAAGTATTAGACGCACTGATAGAAGTACAACAGATTCTAGAAGAAAATGGATTTGATAAAGGGATGTATAACAGTGACTTGTCAGAATTATATGCTCTAACGAAGAAGCTATTGAGTATTGCATATAAATACAAAAAATGGAACATTGATAAAAATGTTATGGCGTATAAAGGTTTTACAGAAATTGAATATGGAATAGGGATTTTCAGATTTAAAAATATTACAAATTATGGTGATATTGACGAGGAAGAATTATTAAAAATATCTTTCCCAACTGGAGGTTATATTTTTGGCGATTATTATGATGTTGAATATTTTGAAGAGTTTTATAAAGAGCTACATAATGTAAAACCTAAATACGAAGACGTGTTGAATCACGCATTGTATTATTCAGTGGATAATGGAGATGAGGCATATGCTCATTATAAAAACACATATGATAAGTTTTTAAAAAATTATGCCACCAGAAGAAAACAGATGCAGATTAAAGAATTGGAAGAACAGATTAGTAAACTGAAAGAAGAATAATATAACTGATAAAATACAATTTTCAAATAGTATGTTGAGGTAATTTTTGTTTTGAAAAAGATAGAGAAAAATATTGTTAGTTCTAAGGTGTTTTACGAGCTATCAGAAGAAGAACTTGATGAAATGAAAGCGGAATCAAGAGCAGCCGGTAGAAAAGATGTTGCAGAGTATATCTTTTATGCGCTCTCAAATTATGTTTATGAATTGAATATTGGTGGGGTAAATAGTTTTATGCATGAGTTAATACCGTTTTTGAAAAGAAAATCAGATGGTATTAGAAATCACGGTATGTATGACTTTTTTGAATGGTGTGAGAAGGAGAGAAGATGAGATTTAAAGGAAATATTATTATCACAGATCCATGTTATATCTGCAAAGAAAAGAAAGAGGTAGGAGAATATCCTAAAGCAAAAGATTATTTTTCTCATAGTAGAGAGAAATATTATCCAGATTACAGAAAAATGGATGAAAACGAAATTAAAGCGTTAGAAGAAGATACTGGTTTTCCAGAAGAGTTTTTATTAGAAGAATGGATTCATAAATCTGAACAGTATGAAGAAGAGAATAAAAGATATGAAGCAGCACTTCAGGAATATAGAAAAAATAATGTTTCTGATTGGAAACTATGCAACGAAAGATGGAAATAGAATGATTAGTTTTACAGAAAAAGAATAAAATAGAAATTCACTTTCAAATGGAGAAGAAGATGGTAGAAATTAAGATCAATAAAGTTGTCGATGCTTTAATCGAAATGAGCCAACTAATGGGTGTTGATTATAAAACAATTTGGGAAAAATATACTCATGAACTTATTACAGAACAGTTTACATGGGAAGAAGTGGAGAAGGAATTAAATGCAAGGAGCATGTAGTAATCAAATTGTAAAATGTATTATCTATACGAGTGATATGGATGTTGGGATAAATAAATTGTTAGAAATCGAAAAGGATAAAAACGAATCTGGAATTGAAACGGTATTTAAAGGCATCTCAAAATCATGTTATATCAGATCAGAAATTAGATTCAGTGACGGTGAAGAATGGATCACAGTTAATCCTAATGCCGGAGCAAGAGGATATAGATGGAGAAAAGCGTGGATTGATGCGAATAACACGACTATTTCTCAATTGTATTCGAATATTGTTCCGTGTGGAAGTGATTACCAATGGGAAGACTATAAACTTTTTAATTTGTAAGAGAATATTTAAACAGTAATTATAAAACAAAAGGAAGGACAAACGTTCACATGTGAGTAAAGCTGCGCAGCTACTATGGTGAACTAAAATTGAAAAATTATATTCCCCAAAAGGCAAGTTCGATTGAAGAGTTAATCAAAGATTGTCCCAAAAATCAAACTATTTTAGATAATCTTATTAGAGCATGGGCGATTATAAATAGTCCTAAATATAACAAAATTTTATGCAGCATCTCAGGTGGATCTGATAGCGATATCATGTTGGATATTATTTGGAGATGTGATAAAGACAACAAGGTTGATTACGTTTGGTTTGATACTGGACTTGAATATCAAGCAACAAAAGACCATTTGGAATATCTTGAGAGAAAATATAATATAAGATTTATTCGCAAAAAAGCAATTAAGCCTATTCCTATTGCTTGTAAAGAACATGGTAAACCATTCATTTCTAAAAATATTAGTGAATTTATACAAAGACTACAACGACATAATTTTCAATGGGAAGATGAATCTTTTGATGTATTAATAAAAAAATATCCTAAGTGTCAATCTGCTCTTGAATGGTGGTGCAATACTAAAGGGGAAAATTCTCAATTTAATATAAAGAATAAGAAATGGTTGAGAGAATTTATGATTAAAAATCCACCAGTATTTCAGATTTCAAACAAGTGTTGTGCTTACGCAAAAAAGAAAGTTGCGAATAAAATATTAAAAGAAAATAAATATGATTTGCATATCATAGGTGTGAGAAAATCTGAAGGTGGTGCTAGAGCAACAGCATACAAAAACTGTTTTGATGATACCGCTGGTGACTATGATAATTACAGACCAATTTTCTGGTACAGAGATCAAGATAAGATTGATTATGAAAATGCGTATGGAATTACACATAGTAAATGTTATACAGAATATGGTTTGAAAAGAACTGGATGTGCAGGATGTCCATTTGGAAGAGATTTTGAGAACGAATTAGAAGTAGTTCAAAAATATGAACCAAAACTTTACAAGGCTATTTGTAACATATTTAAGGATTCTTATGAGTATACACGACAATACAAAGAGTTTATAGAAAATATGAAAGGTTAATGATTATGGTAATTGCAAGTAACATAATGAGATATATGGAAGAGAAACGTGTAACGGTTATAGATATTGTATTAAACACATCTTTTTCAAGGTATGACATTGAAAGAATATTATCAGGAGAATTAATGATTTGTCCATGTGGATTAAAAGAAATTGCAACAGTTCTTGGTGTAAGTAAAAAGGATTTAATGAAAGGTTAATTTTAAGAGGTGAAAATTATGAGTCAATGGACACATGTGAATGCAAGTTTCCGATTAAATAGTATTGGCGAAATACCAGATGAAGAAATTATTGATATCTTTGGAAAACAAGTTGATTACAGAGGTATGAGCAATATTGAATATGATGAGAATTATGAGGTAAAAGACAAACATAAATATCTTCCAATGGGATCAGAAGGAACGTTGGAGATGAGCATATGGCATAATCCTGATAAATCATGTATGGCTTCAACAACTGTGTCAGTATTTGGTGATTTGAGAGATTATGGATGTTTTGATGAAATTGAGAAATGGTTTAATAAGTGCTGCGATAGATTTTTTGTAAGACAAGCAGTTTGTCAAGTTGAAGTTGAAGGAGTTGGAATAAAAGTGTTTCAGAATAAAGAAGGATGAAATTTAGGAGGTTAAATAATGATATGGTTGGGTTTAGGATTTGTTATTGGGGTGATTTTAATTATCCGAGTAATTTTTGACAAATACAATAGCTGGATAGAAAAAATTATAGTACCTATTTGTATCGCAATAATGTGTTTTATAATCAGTCATTTAATTTTGAGCTTGTCAAGTTGTATTATGGATGAATTTATAGAATTAGAATATAAAGTTGTTTCAGATAAAAAAATAGTTGCTTTAAAAGATAATCAAAATATATCTGGTAGTTTTTATATTACCGGAGGACGTGTAGATGAAAAATTATATTATTACTATTTTATAGAGACAGAATCTGGTATAAGGCAAGAAAAAATCGATGCGGACAAAGTGTATATTAAATACACAAATGATGATCCACATATTGAAAGATACGAAAGTTTTTTTAAAAACGATAATTTATATTTATGGGGAATCCCAATAGATAACTATAAATATATCATTTATTGTCCAAAAGGTACTGTAAAAAATGAGTTTGAAATTGACTTAGAATAAAATTTTAAATAAAAGAATAGTTTCATAAAAAAAAGAGGAAAATAAATGTATCAAAATTGTTGTAAAAAAATGTGGCAGCACAGATTTATATACTGATCAAAAGGGTAACAATACGGGATTGTATTGTAGTGATTGTGGTGCATGGATTAAATGGTTATCAAAAGAAGAATTAAGAGCATTTGATCATAGCAAAGATATAGAGGAAGAGAATATAAAAGGTTTGTCCAATACAAGAACATATTATACTCCAAAGTTGAATTTGGATAAGGTGAAAACAGTTGATGACTGTAAGAAAATTTTAAAATTTTTATGCGATTTTTTAAAACCAATTGAAGAAGGAATAACTTATAAAGGATTCGATGAGGTGAAAGAATATTTTGACAGTTAAAGATCTGATTAAAAATAAAGATTACGATTACATCTCATATAGATTAAAGATTCCAAAAGATAAAGAAAAATATTACGGAAAATCCATATTCATCGGTTGCGCTGCGAGTAAGGATGGGAAACTGATTTCCATGGATGGAGACACCTATGAAGAAGATGATACAGTCTTGGAATATGAAGAGTGGAGTAAACCAGAAGAGAATATAAAGAGTGGATTAACTGTGGTGGTAGATTGAATAGCATATAAAACAAGCGAGGTGATAGTATGACCGATTATCAAAAACAGTTAGTAACTGACAATCATAATTTGATCTATAGATTTTTACAGAAAGAAAAATTAAATATGGAAGATTGGTATGATTTGGCTGCAATTGGAATGTGTAAAGCAGCGAAAACATTTAATGAAGGAACATCCAAATTTTCTACATATGCATTCAAATGTATGTTTAATGAAGTGTATAGCGAAAAGAAAAAAGAATTACGTCAGAGAGCGATTCCAAAAAATGAGATTCTATATTATAACACAGAGTACGAGAATGAATCCGGAAACAAGGTAGAATTTATTGACAAAATGCAATCAGATCAAAATGTTGAGAACGATTGCATTCATAAAGTTGCTCTTCGAAATGCATTTAATAAAATGAAAGAAAAACATAAACCTATCATCTCATTATTTTTGCAAGGATATAAACAAGTGGAAATAATGAAAATTGCTGGATGTTCTCAGCCACATGTTTCGAGAGTAATGAAGAAATTTGTAGATGAATATGCGAGATGTTGAGATAAAAGGAGAATCAATTTATGCCAATAGTAAGAAGCGTAGATAGTGTACATATTGAATATACAATTCCATCAGATATTAAAATTTTGATCACAGATGATTTTTTGAATGAATTTTTATATCAACTTATTCGAATTGCAGGAATTTCACCGTACGACTTTGCAGACGAAGGAATTGAGTATGTGACGGGAACGTGCTCGTGGTATGCAGCTTTTGGAAAAGCTTGTATTGACACAGATAATAAGAAATTATTTGATTATAGAAATTCACTGGAATGGTATGATTCAGATATTTTTGATTCAGAAATAATTGGGGTTTTAATTGAGAAAGAATTCATCCTAGGATATAAGATTGATATTATCAAAAGAGAACTTGATGTTGAATTTGAAGATGTAGATGTGTGTGATAAATGCGGGATGCTAATGCGAACAGATATCCTTATTAAAAACGGAGAAGGATATATATGTCCATATTGTAAAGATGTAGATGATGGAGATAAATATGAAAATGGAACATCTGATTATTATAGGGAGATATGTAGAGAAGTAGACGAATATGAAAGAGAGGAATAGTAATTATGTATTGTGGATATATTACAACACTTAAAGGATTAAGAAAACATAGCAATGCTGATCGTTTACAGTGTGTAGAGGTATTCGGACAGAATGTGATTGTGGATTTGAGTTATAAAGATGGACAGAGGGTTGTATTCTTTCCGTCTGATGGACAGCTTTCTGAAGAGTATGCAAATGACAACAAACTCGTGAGAGTAAAGGACGAGAACGGAAATAACGTTGGTGGTTATATGGATCCAAATAAGAGAAATGTAACTGCAATCAGATTAAGAGGTGAAAAATCTGAAGGGCTGATTTTACCAATTGATACACTTTCGAAATATACTGATATTAATAAACTGAAAGATGGAGATCAAATTACAGTTCTTGGAGGACATGAGATTTGTAAAAAGTATATTCCAAGAGGAAATAAAAGAAGTAATATTAACTCTAATAAAAAGAAAGAGAAGTATAAAGAAAATATTTCCTATCCATTTTTTGAAGAACATAAAGATACTGCGCAGCTTGCATATAATTTAAATTCTTTTAAGCCTGGCGATACGATCTATATTACACGTAAGCTTCATGGAACTTCTGCTCGTACTGCTAAGACATTAAAAATCACAAAGAAGAACAATAAATTGAGAGAATTATTACATATGAAACAGAAACAGACAAAAGAAATTTCTGTTGTGTCTGGAAGTAGAAGAGTTGTAATTAAAGATTTGAATAGCACAGATGGATATTATTCTGATAATGCATTCAGAAAAAAATATCATGATTTATTAAAGGATAAATTACCTGAAGGATGTGAAGTGTTTTACGAAATTGTAGGATATGTAAATGAGACTACACCAATTATGGGTTCTGTATCAAATTCAAAAGTCAAAGATAAAGAGTTTACAAAGAAGTTTGGTAAAGAGACAACATTTTCTTATGGTTGTCAGCCAGGAGAATCTGAGATGTATGTTTATCGTATGACTATGACAACCGGTGATGGAACAGCAATGGAAGTTCCTTGGGAAGTGGTTAAAATTTGGTGTGATAAACTTGGTGTAAAATATGTTCCAGAATTAGAAAAATTTATTTATACAACAAAAGAAGATCTAATGGAAAGAGTGAATAAATATTTATCTGGTATGCCGGCAGACGAAATTGGAAGAACACATATTGCTGAAGGTGTGGTTGTACGTATTGATAATAGAGAATCATTCACAGCTTATAAGGACAAAGTGTTTGAGTTTAAGGTAATTGAATCAATTATTAAAGATACTTCAGATGTTCCGGATATGGAAGAGGCTGAAGAACTGATGGAGGAAGCAATGTAAATGAAGCCCAAATTATTTATTATGTGTGGACTTTCTGGAAGTGGAAAGTCCAGCATTGCAAAAGATTTAGCTGTCAAATATCATGCAGAGATTGTATCTTCAGATGCAATTAGAGAAGAATTGTTTGGATCATGCCAAAATCAATCTGATAATGAAAAAGTGTTTAATATTTTTAATAAGAGAATAAGAGAATCATTAAATAAGAATAAAAATGTAATTGCAGATGCAACGAATATCACGATAAAGTCACGACGTGCGATTGTTTGAGTACGTGAGAAAATTGGATGTTGAGAAGATTTGTTATATTGTACCTAAGAAATACAAAGATTGTGTTAAAGATAATAAGAATAGAGAACATACGGTACCAGAATATGTACTCGAAAAGCAGTTAAGAAGATTTCAAATTCCTTTTAAAGAAGAAGGATTTAGTGAAATTGTTATTCATGATATGGGATATACATATGCTGAAAAAATCCTTCCAAATGCAGTTACGATATCAATGACAGGATTTGATCAAAAAAATCCGCACCACAATATGTATTTAGAAGACCATTGTGATTTTACATATAACAAGTTTTCAGATTTGGCTCATCCTTATGATGTATATAAAAGCGGTTTTCTTCTTGGTGCAAAAATACATGATTTTGGTAAATTGTGCACGCAGACGATTGATGAAAATGGGATTGCTCATTATTTTGGACATGAAAATGTCGGATCGTATTGTGTTTTAACAACATTGTATAATCCATTTGAAGAATATAATACCGATGTTTTTTTGTTAGATTGTTGTTTTTTAATTAATTATCACATGATGCCTTTTAATTGGAACACGGAAAAAACTAAAAATAAATGGAAAAACATATTTGGCGAAGAAAAATATAACATGTTATTAAAATTTCATGAGTGTGATAAAGCGAGGTGTGAATAATGAGAAAATTATCTGAAGAAAATTTCGATACAATTAGACAATATAACAAGAATTTGAGTGAATTATATTTGATGGTAGAAAATGGATGTCAATCAGATATTACTGTAGTCGATATGACAGAATGTATGGAGTGTATTTGTTCATTGATAAAAACAAATACAATGGCTAATACATCTACTGATATGCATAAACAAGATATTGAAATTTTACGCGAGATTATTTGTGATCAGGCAATTAAGATTCAGAAACAGAAGAAAGAAATGGAGCGATTTAAATATGAAGATTTGTACAGGAGCATGTAAAAAATGTAGCGAAAAACCGGAGCCAGAGTGCGGAGAGATTTGTAGAGAGATGGCTGAATTGCAACTTGATTTATTAAATGAGATTCTTCTTACAGAACTCACAGAAAAGCAGGCGGACTTAGTAAATAAATGGTGTCATTTATAAAAATAGGAAGGATGACTGATTATATGAAAATTGTATCGAATAAGAAAATGATGACAAATGTAATGAATATTAAATCAGGACATGTATTTTGCTTCAGAGAAACTTACTATATGAAACTTTCAGATATCGGAGAAAATTGTGCGGTGAATTTATTAGATGGACTTGTTTACAGTAACTCATTCTTTAAGTCGGATGTCTATGAAGTTTATGCAGAACTACATGTAAAAGATAATCCTAAAGATAATAATGTAATCGTGCAAGAATAATTTGAAAGACAGCTTTCATTAACAGATTACGAGTGGTCAGTAGAACATATTTGTAAGAATTTAGATATTTTTAAAACGATTCATGATTTGTCAGAAAGAGATATTGATGCTTATAGAGAATTTATCCTAGGTATGGACAATGTAGTAAATATCGAGACGAGAATTTACCAGGGACAGATCCAGTGGAAATACGAAGATAAGAAAAGATGGAATTATATTGAATTGTAAGGAAGAACAAATGAACAAGTCAAATGAATTAAATCTTGGTTTTATACTGCAGTAGAACGGAGGTGGATTTTAGTGATTATTGTATCGTGGATTTTTGTAGGTTTTCTTTCATGGCTGTTTTTGCTTCTTAGTACTTTAAGGAAAAGTGAATATAACAAAGAAGATTTAAAGGATTATTTTAATGTAAGAGATTTATTATGTATATGTTTATGCGGATGGTTTTCACCTGTAATTATATTTGTAATTATATTACTTTGTTACATAGCTGATAAATTTGAATCACGAAAGTGTAGCTTTCGTGAATGGTTATACGATATTCTTTATAAAATAGCGAATGTTGGAGTAAATCAAAAAGAGAATAAGAAAAAAGAGGACTAATTATGCTGGTGAGATCAGAGAAAACTTGTAGGACAGTTCAGGACGCAGTTGATTTTATTATGGATGAATGTAAAAACAAAGACATGCACATTGACCGTCTTGTAAAAGAGAATAAAAGACTGACAGACAAATATAGCAAAGATGAAGAAATTCAGAAGATGAATCAACAGTTAGATAATATGAGAGAAGATCTTCGGCGCGGATTCCCAATTACAAAGATTGAAAATGAGAGAATTAAGAAATGGAAGAATGAACACGAAGAAAAAGTTCATGGAATTACAAAATATTCTAAAAAGATGAGATATGGTGGGGCAATTGGCGGAAGCTATACATATAAATTTACGCCAACATCAATTGGAGTGTTTGGAACAGTTGAGTGTAGCTGCGGTGAGCACTTTGATTTTTCGGAATTATGATTAAATAAAATGAAATAAATTTAATATGTATATAGCTTTATTATTTTTTGACTAATTTTTGTTATAGATATTATAAAACATATAGATAAAAGGAGAATAGAGAATGAAGGAAGATTTTTATAAAGTAAAGACGACTTATAATCTATGTAAGGAGATGTGCAGTGGAATTGGATTAGAAATTTCTAAATCATCTGTATACGAAGATAATAATAACATTGAAATTTCTAGTTTTGAAATTTTATTTCCAAATAAAGTAATTAGAGTTGATTTTAGTGATAACACACAGGAGAAAGTTGTTTGTGATGACAAGGACAAGTTTGATTTACAGAGAGGTTTATTTGTTGCTTTATCAAAAAAAATGTATAAAGACAAATATACATTAGAAGGAATTGAGCATATAGCAACAGAACTTTCTTACCAAAAGAAATATGTAAAGATGGTCGATAAGGCAATTAAAGAACATGATAGAAAACTTGTTGAAGAAGAGAATAAGAAACATGAAGAAGCAATGAAAAAGAGACTTGCTCATGAGCGAAAAGTAAAAAGAGATAAGAAAAAACGTGAAAGAGCAATTAATATTCAGAAAGAAGCGTATGTACGCGCCATGAAAGAGATTGGTGATTTACATAAAGAAAATGAAAAAGGAGAGTAAGATGAACGGATTAACAAATGAACAAGTTGTGGAAAACAGAGAAAAGTACGGTTCTAATAAATTACCAGAGCCGAAATTAAAAAAATGGTATCATTTTGCAAAAGATGCTCTATGTGAAAAAATCACTATGATTTTAATTGCAATTGCCATGTTGCAAATGGTGTTGGGGTTTTTAGGTGTAATGGAATTATCTGAACCGCTTATGATTATGTTTGTTCTTGCAATTGTAACTTGTATCGCGGTTAAGACAGGGTTGGGTGTACAAAAATCAGCAGCAGAATTAAGAGCAAAAACATCTATTAGGTATTGTGATGTAATACGAAATGGTCAATTGCAAACAATCAATAAAGATGAATTGGTTGTGGGAGATGTTGTTTGTGTAGGAATGGGACAAGAGATTTTTGCAGATGGATATCTTATGGAAGGTAAAATTTCAGTTAACAATGCTGCAATTAATGGAGAAACAAAAGAGTGTAAGAAAACGCCGATTGATGGATATATTCATAAGAAAACAACATCGACAGATGCGTATACAAATCAGAATTGTTTGTTTGCAGGAACAACCGTGATGTCCGGCGAAGGAAAAATGGTTGTCACAGATGTTGGTGTAAATACAGTCAATGGAGATACATTGGTAAAAATGCAAACACTAGAGGCTCCTAAAACAGCTCTTGATATTGCGTTAGATAATTTAAGTGGCTTTATTTCTAAGTGGGGAACGATTGCAGCATCAATTACGTTTATTGTTCTTACCGTTTCTGGAATTATGGAAGTTGGTGTTTCAAAATATTTTTCGGATGACATTTTCAATTTAATTCAGAAATTTGCACAGAATTTTTCAGTTGCATTAACCATTGTTGTTGCTGCAGTTCCGGAAGGACTTCCATTAATTGTAAAACTTGTTACCAAACAGAACGTAAAAACAATGGAGAAGTTCAATATCCTTGCCAAGAATCCAGGTAAAATTCCTGAATTAGCATATGTTGACATTATTTGTACTGATAAGACAGGAACATTAACAACAGGTGTTATGACTCCAAAGATAATTATTGGTTCAAATACAAAAGAAATTGATATGAATTCAAAATTGTGGAATGAAATGAAAAACAACATTGTTTTGAACAACAGTTCTACATTTGACAAAGATGGGATGATTACTGGTGGAAATTCAATTGATAGAGCCATGATGTCCTTAGTTAATTCAGATGAATACAAAAATATTAATAAGAATATTCAAATGTTAGACAAGCAAGTGTTTAGCAGTAGTAATAAATATTCAGCGTTTACTACAAAGGACAACCTTACATATTATAAAGGAGCGCCTGAGAGAATTATTGAAAAGTGTTCATTTATGATTGATGAGGAAGGAAATAGAAAATCTTTTACATCTAAGGACAAAGAAGCGATTCAGAATAAACTTAGAGAAATGACAACGAAATCTATGAGATGTATTGCGTTGTCTTCTAAAAATGAAAAGTTAGAAGAGAATAAACTACCGGAAGATATGTCATTACTTGGTATTATTGGAGTCGTTGATCCTGTTAGGGACGAGGTTCCAGACGCAGTGAATATTGCACATAAAGCTGGTATTCAAGTTATTGAGATTACAGGAGATTGTATTGAAACTGCAATTGCGGTAGCAAAAGAATGCGGAATTTACAAAGATGGTGATGTAGCTCTCACAAATGATGAATTCGAAAATATGAGTGATGAAGATGTCAAAGAAATTATCCCATCATTGAGAGTAATTTCAAGATGCTCTCCGAATACAAAATTGAGACTTGTTACTTTAGCTCAAGAGATTGGTAGATCTGTTGCGATGACAGGAGACGGGGTAAATGACTCGCCAGCATTAAAACGTTCTGATGTTGGATTTGGAATGCAAACAGGAAGCGATGTTGCAAAAGAAGCGTCAGACATTGTGCTTACAGACGATAATTTTGCTTCAGTTGTAAAAGCGGTAGAACTAGGAAGAACATTTATGCACAACATTATGATGTTTTTAGAGTTCCAGTTACCGATTAACATTTCTTTACTTATTTTGAGTGTGTTGTATCCGATTGTAGCAGTTGGATCATTACTAGCATCGGTACAGATTCTTATTGTAAATATTATTATGGATTCGTTGAATTCACTTTCTTTTGGAGGAGAGCCACCAAAAGAAGAATACATGTATGAAGAGCCAATTAAAAAAGGTTCCGGATTATTTATAAGGGGAGCCAAAACACGAATTGCAGTTAGTACAATATCTTTTATTGCATTATATGGAGTAATCATTCTTAGTCCTATTTCTAAAATGTTTTTAACGGATGTAGAGGCAATGACTGCGAGATTCGCATTGTTATGTTTTATGGCAGTGTTTAACGGATTTAATATTAGAACAGATAGTTTCAATCTATTAAAAGGAATTAGAAAAAATAAATTATTTGGATATATCGCAATTAGCATTTTTATGATTACTGTAATACTTTGCAATTTTGCAGGTGAATTGATTAAGGTAACACCGTTAGATTTCAATCATTGGTTAATTATTGTAGTTCTTGCGTTTATGGTAATACCAGTTGATTTAGTAAGAAAAGCAGTTACAAAAACAAATAATTAAAAAGGAGAACATGAATATGTCAATTAGTTTAGTAAAGGGTCAGAAAGTTGATTTAACAAAAGGAAATGACGGATTGAAAAATGTTGTATTTGGTTTAGGATGGGATACGAACAAATATGATGGGAATGCACCATTTGATCTTGACGTATCTGCATTTTTAACAGATGCAAACGGTAAAGTAACTGGTGAACAGGACTTTATTTTCTATAACCAGCCATGTCATCCAAGTGGAGCAATTGTATATTCTGGTGACAACAGAACCGGCGAAGGAGCTGGCGATGACGAAACAATGAAAGTAGAGTTGAATAAGATTCCATCGAATATTGAAAAAATCAGTTTTGCTGCAGCAATTTATAACGCCGAAGATAGGCTTCAGAATTTTGGGATGGTGTCCAATTCATATATTAGAGCATATGATGCTGATACAAATGAAGAACTATTTAAGTATGAATTAGATGAAGATTTCTCTCTTGAAACAGGTATCGTTGCTGGGGAGCTATATCGTAAAAATGGAGAGTGGAAATTTAACGCAATTGGATGCGGATATAATGATGGATTTGTAGCTATTGCAAAGAACTTTGGATTGAATGTATAAAAGAAAAAAGAATTAAAAAGGAGAATAAGAATATGTCAGTAAATTTAGTAAAAGGTCAGAAAATCAGTTTATCAAAAGAAGTAAATGGTCTTGAGAAAGTAGTTGTGGGGCTTGGTTGGGATGCGGCGAAAAAAGGATTGTTTGGTAGAACACATGATATTGATTGTGATGCTTCAGCAATTGTTTTAAGCAACGAAGATAAATATATGGATGTTATTTATTACGGATCACGCCGGTCAAGTGATGGTTGCATTTTACATCATGGAGACAACTTAACAGGAGATGGTGACGGAGACGATGAACAGATCACAGTTGACTTAAAAAATATGCCAGAAAATGTTGGTAAAATTGTATTTGTAGTTAACATCTATGCATGTAATGCAAGAAAACAAGATTTTGGGATGATTAAAAATGCATTTATTAGAATTGTAGATCAGTCTAGCAAAAATGAAATTTGTAGATACAATTTGTCCGATAATTACGCTGGTAAAACTGCAATGATTTTTGGAGAATTGTATAAGAAAAATAATGAGTGGAAATTCAATGCTATTGGAACAGGAACTACAGATAAAAGTATTAGCGAATTAACAGAAAATTACAGATAAGAAATGAGGTGCGAGAAATGTCTGTTAATCTTGAGAAGGGACAAAGAGTAGATCTAACAAAAGGTCGACCATCATTACATAAACTTCTTATTGGACTTGGATGGGATACAAATCATTATGATGGAGAATCTGATTTCGATTTAGATGCGTCTGTATTTATTACAGGCGCAAACGGAAAAGTTGGTAATGACAAGGACTTTGTGTTTTATGGAAACCTTTCAAACTCAACCAAAAGTGTCATCCATACAGGTGACAACAGAACTGGCGATGGAGAAGGTGATGATGAGGTAATTAAAGTAAATCTTCAGAATTTGCCGAATAATAGTGAAAAAATATCCGTTGCGGTAACAATTTATGATGCAAACAATAGGTTACAAAATTTTGGAATGGTAGAAAATGCGTATATTAGAGTATTAGACGAAGAAACAGGAGAACAGCTATTAAGATATGATTTGAGCGAGGATTTTTCTACTGAGACAGCGATTGTTGTTGGAGAAATTTATAGACGCAACAATGAATGGAAGTTTAAAGCAGTTGGAAGTGGTTATAACGGTGGGCTTGAAGCGTTATGTCGCACATACGGAATTGATGTTGAATAGGAGAATAAGTATATGACAAATTTTATGTTTATTGTATTGGTCGCAATCGTTGTTATTTTAGTCGTTATTTTCTTAAATTCTTCGTTTGGAAAACAATTAAGAGTGAAATTAAAAGGAAGAACAGACGAAGTAATGAGACAAGATGCGTCTACTCCAGAAGGGGCAAAAGATTATTACAATGCAGCTATTCGTGATAAAGAAGAGTTTTATAATAAAGCATCTACAACATATGCGGAGATTTCTGGAAGATTAGACAGCGCAGAAAAGGATTTATACAATGCGAATAAAGAAATTATGCGTATCACAAAAGAAATTAACGCATGTTTAGATAATAATGATGAAAATTCTGCAATGCAATATGCTATGAAAAAAGAAACAGTAGAGAACAAAATCAAGGTATTAAAAGATACGATAGAAGAAATGAAACAAGCTAAAATGCATCAGGAAGAAATTAGGAATCAGGCAAGTTCAGATCTTCAGAAATTAAAAGAGGAAAAAGAACAGGTTTTATTCCAGATGGAAGCAGATAGTCAGATTATTGAACTCCATCAAAGTATGGACAGTATGAATATGAATAATGAGAGTGAAAGAATGCTAGAGAGAGTCAGAGAAGGAGCCAAGAAAACGAGGCGAAGAGCAGAAGGAAGTAGAATTGCTTTTGACTCTAGTGTACAAGCTCAAGACATGAGACTTGAAGCAAGCGAGAGAGAACGAAATGCAAGACAAACAATTGAAGAAATGAAAAGAAAAAGAGGTAATAAATGATTGTATTAAATATATGGGTATTTATTGTGTGTATCGTAATGGCAACTTGCATTGGGTTCTTTTTTGGAAGAAAACGTAAATAAATTTAGCTGCATATGGTGTCACAGCTATATGCAGTATTTAGAAAAATATTAAGATGAAACTTTCGTTTCGTAGGAGGTGAATAATATGTCAGTACCATCAGGGTTAGATTTTAGTAATGTAAGACATGTAAGAGTTTGGCATGAACAGTTTGAAGCTATTAAAAATAAAGGTGAATTCTTAATTGTAGAAGATAAGACTAATGGCAAATGTGTATCGTTTACAAGAGATCATGATGAGGAATGCAAACCGAGTGAATCATATTTAGAATTAAAAAATTATTAGAAGATACAAGAGAAATTGTAAAAAAGCTAGAAAAGAAAAGGGAGAATACGATTATGAGTAGTGAAAAGTTTATTAGTTTGTGTAAGGAAAACGTAGTGAAGTATTTCAACGAAAATTCAGATAAAACAGATAATATGTCTATTACACAGGAAGATGTATATGTTGTTTGGTACTGCAAGACGCTGCAGAACCATAAAGCATTGTTAAGTACAAATATTTCTGATGGCATGTATTATGAGCTTACATATAACGGGGATAAAAATGAATTATACCTGGATGCTTATAAGAAATGGCAGAATGTAAAAATTGATTTGAATGAAGAGGAGTTTAAGTATGGAGAATAATATTACCGTAAATATGGAGAATCTTTCAGAGGAAGAAAGAAAACAGTTGATGAAGCTGATTCAAAAATCTAACGGGTCAAAATGGAAGGTGTGTAAGCCTAAAAACAATGAAAAGTATTTTTTCATATCTGGATGTGGTGTAATTAATAGCTTTAGGTGGATTAATGATTCTACAGATAATGGTTGTTATGGAATTGGTAATTGTTTTAAAACAGAAGAAGAAGCGGAGTTTGCTTTAGAAAAAGCAAAAGTAGAAACAGAGCTTCGACGATTCGCAGAAGAGAATAATGAATACGAAATTGATTGGACAGATGAGGATCAAGAAAAATGGTGTATGTACTATTCTTATATGGATGGAGACGTATATTTTACAGATGCATATTGTCACAAGAGGAATGATATTTATTTTTCATCCAAAAAGATCGGGGCACAAGCGGTTGACTCTATTAGGAAGGAACGCTTAAAGAAATATTATTTTGAAGTTGAGGATTGATTATGTGGGTTAGCAAGATGGAATATGATGCATTACTTCAAACAGTAGAAGATACAAATAAATTAGTTAGAGAAATTTATAGTGATATTTGGTACTATACTCATCTTTACGAAGATTTAAAAGAGCAGTTTGATGAAATTAACAGACATTTTAAATATGGAAACGAAAAAGGTATAGTTGTTGTTAATCCAAAAGGAGATCATTTTGTAGATACTGACAAAGGAAGAAAATGCGTTCATGATTGTTTTTATATCTATAAGAATGGTAGAGAATATAAAGTAAAAGGCGTTCTTTTGGGTGGAAAAGATAATGATCCAGGAGCTGTTTTTGAAGCAGAGCAGGATAAAGATGACGAAGATATTATTAAGTTGAAAGAAACCTACATGGATAAGTATAGAGAGAAGAATGTCAATAAATATGTAATTAATTTAAAAAGCTGCAGTTGTGTAAAGATTTAAAACGGAGAATGATATGAAAAAGAACTTTAAAATTACAGGATTCTCAGCGCTTATATTTTTCAACATTCTGTATTCCATTCAGTGTTTGCTTGTATGTGGAGCGATGAAATTATTAACGTTGATTTTACCTATTGACTTTAACTTGGAATTAACAGTTGTGACATTTGTAGTAATCAAAGCATTTCAGATTATTGGATATTCTGTTGGATTTAGATGGGAATAAAAATGAAAGAGGTGTTAAAAGAAGTGTGGGTTAGCAAGGATAGATTTGAGGAGCTAGAAAAAAAAGTATAAGGAGCTAGAAGAAAAGTATAATCGTATCGAAAGAATTTTAGAACATTCAGATGGAGAAATAACATGTAGATCATATAGTGATGGTGAATATTACGTGTATATTAATGGGAAAGAGTATCAATTAAAAATCCCAGACTATTTTTGTATATATGATTTAGAAAAAATCGATGGACAAGATGAGATTATTAAAATTAAATGTTTTGGAAATCTCTCCGTAAAAAAATGTTATCTTGTTGATTTAAAATCTGGTGGAAAGATAGAAATAAATTCAGAAGATTTGAAAATTTAGTTTCATTAAGGAGTGAATTAAATATGGTAGAATTTGATATTAATTATGAAGAATTAGAAGAAATGTCTTTGGAAGAAGCGCAGAAAATTGTGAAAGAATTTGACGAAGGTGATTTGGAAGATGCCGGTGCAATTATTGACGGTAAAAAATATAGAGCAGAATTATTAGAAGACGAAAATTGGGATGACCAAGGGAAATATCAATACAAATATCAGACAGGTATTTTGTGTGAGTGCGATGACAACTGGAATACTGTTAAGAAATTTGATATTGCATTAACTCTGTGTATTATTCGTTCTGGATCATATTTTAGCGATTATTATTATGAGTATGAAAAACCGGAAGTACATAAAATCGTAAAGAAGGTTATTCCTGAACAGATTATCCCGGAGAGAACAGTAGTTACGATTGATGAGGAGAATGAATAATGGGAGTAGAATTTTATACATGTGATAATTGCGGATCAACATTTCCAGATTGTGGAGAATACGTATCATGTGAAACTTGTTGGACAAAATGGTGTTGTGATGAATGCGCTGAAGAAGATGGTTATGTGAGAGAGCATTGTAAATTGCATCCAGATTTAGATGATTACGACCTTATGTATGAATATAGAAAAAAACATTGTAAATACGACAGTTGTACAGACTGTGAGCATTATGTACCGGATAGCTGCAAGTATTGTAGAAAAGAAGATTATACTGACAATGTGTTACTGGATTATTGTATGGAACTGCTCGGTGTTACAAGAGATCAGCTAGTTGAAAAATATAATAATAGGTAAAGAGTATGACAAATGCAGATTTTATAAAAGAACAATTTACAAGATTAAGTGATAGAGAAATTGCAGAAATTGTGTATCAATATTATGGAATTAAGACATCTGGAATAGAATGTCCAAAAATACTTAAAGCAGCAAGAGCAGCATTTAGTAAATGGGCTAATAGCGTTGGCAATAAATCAAATTATGTAAAAGATGATGGTTCAACTCCTTCTATTTGGGCATGGGAAAGATGGCATATGTCAAATGGAAACTGGGAGAATAAAGGAAGGACAACAGAAGTGTCTTTACAAGTCTGGTTGACGATGCAATATAACGAGGAGGATTGGAAGGATGATTAAATTATTCACACATGCGGATCTTGATGGAATTGGTTGTGCAGTTCTGGCACGATTAACATTTAGTGAAAATGTAGACATTACATATTGTGACTATGATGAAGTAAATACACTTGTAAGAGAATATATCACCAAAATGGATAAAAGTCGTGATACATGTTTTATAACAGACATTAGTATTAAGGAAGATTTGGCTTCTGTGATTGATAATGATTATAAAAATAATTTTAAATTATTTGACCATCACAAAACAGCATTAGAACTCAATAAATATGATTGGTGTACTGTTAAAACAGAGAATAATGATACAGGACTTATGACAAGCGGTATAGAATTATTTAGTAAATACCTGATTGACCATAAATATTTAGATATGGATGTAAGCGATTTTGTAAGAATTGTAACAGATTACGACACATGGAGATGGTCAACACTTGGCAAAGAAGGACAAGTTTCAAAAGATATAAATGAACTGATGTATTTATATGGAAGAGAAAGATTTGAAACGTGGTGTATTAGAAGTATTGAATATGGCAGATTTCCTCATTTTGATGAAGAATCAAGATTGATGTTGGCTTTTAATAAAAATGAAATTGAGAAGTACATCAAAGAAAAAGATAAAACAATTATTGTTAGCTGTAACAGAGAATATAAGTATGGAATTGTTTTTGCAGATAAATACATCAGCGAGCTAGGAAACGAACTATGCAAATTGAATAGAGAACTCGATTATATTGCAATTGTAAATATGAGTACATGTTCGGTTTCGTACAGGACAATAAGAGATGATATTGATATGGGTATGATTGCTAAAAAATATGGTGGAGGTGGTCATCCTAAAGCAGCAGGATCTAAATTTGATGTTTATAAAGTTACAAAATTTCTTGATGGATTATTAGATTAGAGGAGAATAAGAAATATGACGATATTAAATATTATTATGTGTCATTTGATCGGTGACTACGTTTTACAATGTGATTTTATTGCAAAGACAAAAGGTCAGAACTGGTATCACTTGTTTGTACACTGTCTTCTGTATTGTGTCCCATTTTATATTGTGTTTGGATTTACATGGCAGCTACCAATTGTTTTTATTGTTCATGTAGTAACAGATGCATTAAAAGCAAGATGGAATAAAATAACTTATACTCAGGATCAAATTATACATTATGTGATTGCACTTATTTACTTGGTTTGTTGATAGTAAAAAAATGAAAGAAGTATTATTTCATAAGGAGAATAAGAAACATGAAATTAACAAGAAAAGAAACAGTTTCATGGCACAGAAAGATGTGGAATTGGATTGCTGACAGGATTGAAGAAGAAAAAGAATATCAACATATTAACGTTTTAAAAAAAGAATATTGTGAAGGAAAAGGGTTTTATTATGTAACAAGTAATTGTTTTTGTTGTGAATATACAAAATACATTTGTGATTATTGTCCTATTGAGTGGAAAAGTGAGGTTGAAGATTTTATGTGTATGCAAAAATATGAAGAAGATGATGACGAAGGATTATATGCATTATGTTGTAATGAACTAGATTGGGAAGAACAGGCAAAATTAGCAAGACAAATTGCAAATTTACCAGAAAGACAGGATTTGTAATATGGATAGGCTTACATATAAAACAGAACTAGGTATTTGATTGTGGAGAATAAGAAATGGGAAATGAGTTAATAAAAAAGAAGATGTATTGAATCTTTTGTATGGCTTCAAAGATGACGATGAGGCTCCTAAAAATTATGGAACATTGTTAGACATCATCCGTTTTGTTAGAGTCATGCCTGGGATTACAACAGAACATATACATGAATTGGAATCTCGTGATACAGCGAAGAAACCAAGTATCGAGGGAGACGGGTATGCCCCAGATGGAACATTTATATGGGACATATGGATCTGTCCAAACTGTAATGAACATTATGAAATTGATTATGATGAATATGATTTTTGTCCGAAGTGTGGACAAAGAATTGACAAGAGTGAATTAGAATAAAATGGCGAATAAGATGTGCAATAATATAAAAATTCAAAAATTTGTATTTCACGAACCCGCATGGTTGCTACGTTTGTTGGGGGTGAAAATCGAATGAAACTGGAATTTCATACAAACAAAAACGAGATCAAGGGCATATCTCATCCGAGGAACAAAAAAGAGCTTTGGAGAGATATACATAAAGTATTAGAAGACAGAGGATTCAAGGCATATTACCAACGATTATATCTTGAGAATGATAAATTAAAAATAGATTTTGGATCACACACAGAATTCTTCTATGTAACTGATTTGACAGTTGCAGATCTAAGAGAATTATCAATTGAGTAAGATAATTCACATATAAAATTGCAAATCAATAGTTTCTATAAATCACAATTATAGAATTGAATATTTTAAAAATTTGTCGTGAAAGAGCGACAGTTTCTTAAATGCACCCATTTTCGGGGTTTACATAGAAATTTACATATTAGTAACTCTATGTTCCGGCTGCTACGCGGTCGTTCACATATAAAAAATATACATTTAGAAGGAGATTGAATTTATGGCAAGAAAAGAAAAGGCAGTATTAGAGAAAAAAGGATGGGCAAATTCATTTGTGTTAGTTGGAGAGGCAAAGATTAATGCTGATTATACATACAAATTGGACGAGCGTTCCGAGAAATCTGATTGGGTTTATAACTCCTTAAATCTTGGAGTTGATTGTGGTGATGTGTGTGGAACAGTTTATGCAGAACTCATGGGTGGATATGGTGCAGAACGTGACAATGTTGTTTATGTGCATGGAAAAGACGAAGACGGAAAAGACGATTTCGAAAACAGATTCACAATTGATTGGGATGATAGATTTGATGAAAAAATTCTGGAATCTGTAGGTGATTTATGCTTCATGACTGTTGGTCTTGAAAAAGATAAAAATGGAAAAGTATTTTATAAGAAATTCTTAACACCATATGACATGATTGCTTATATCAATGAAAACCTTGAGGATGGAATGGTTGTTAATGTAAAAGGACAGCTTAAATATTCTTCATACGAAGGAAATGTAAAAGTAAGAAAAGAGATTTCTAGTCTTGTGCTTTCCAAAGCAGATGACAGAAGTAAGTATCATGCCAACTTCACACAGACAATGTTGCTTACAAGGGATAGCGTTGGAAAGCCGGACAAATCAACAGGAATTTTACCTATCTATGCAAAGATTCTCGATTATGTAAAAGAGTACAAAGGTAAAGAAGTTAGATGCAATATCCCATATGACAAAGCATTTGAGTATGAACTTGACCTAACTAAACCAGAAATTTCACAGAAAGTAATTGAAAAACTTTTCAAGGTAAAAAGAGGAGTTACAGAGATTACATTTGAAGGAGATCTGATTGAGGGCGGCGCAGTTGTAACAGCAACAGAAGATGACATTCCTGATGATGTTAAAACCCTTATTGAGATTGGAGTATTTACATTAGAAGAAGCTCTTCAGAAATGTACAGTGAATTCAGGAAAAGAAAAGAGAATGGTTATTAGAAAACCATTGATTAAAAATGTTGAAGGGAAAGACGGGGCAAAAACACCAGTGCTTCAGAAGTTTGAACAGAAATATGATGAAGATGATTTAACTCTTGATTTTATGTATGAAGAAGAATCAGAAGATGCAGTTGAAGATACTCATGGAGAAGATGAGACAAATGAGGAGGCAACAAATCCAAACGATATGTCTTGGCTTGATGCACTTGGTTAAAATACACAACTTAAGATAAACACAAATAAGAAACTATAAATATGAATTGCAAACAAGTCTATGCAGTACATAACTGCATAGACAGAAAATAATACAAAACACAATACATTTAATTTTGGAGGACAACAACTTATGGCAAGAAGATTTGGAAAGAAAAATGAAGTAAAAATTGATCCGCTTAAATATAACATTTGTTTATTAGGGGAACCTAAAATTGGAAAGACAACACTTATTAAAGAAGTATGTGAAAAGTTAGCAGGAGAAGAAGGATACATTTTTCTTGAGATGAATGGAGAAGCCGGTGCAGATGCAATCGAAGGAATTGTGTATGAAGATTGTGATGAATGGGCAGATGTAGAAGATATCGTAGAAGATATTATTGATAATAAAACGACAGATTATGCAGATTTAAGAGCAATTGTGGTGGATACATACGATGGTTGGATTAAGTTGGCAGAGCAGGAAGCGATTAGATTGTGGAACAAAGACCACATGGATAAAAAGGCAGATACAATTGATGGAGCATGGAATGGATTCCAGAAAGGTCAGGCAAAAGCATTTGAGCTTATGTTCAATATCATTAAAGATTTAAGAAAAGTTGGTGTAGCAACAATTGTTATTGGACATGTAAAGAACAAAGAAGTAACAGATATTGCAACAGGAACAACTTATCAGACATTAACATCAGATGTTGAAAAGGTTTATTTCAATCTACTGAAAAAGAAAATGCATTTCCTTGGGCTTGGGTACTATGACAGAACAATTGTTACAGAAAAAACCGGAAAGAAAAACATTGTAACAAAAAAAGATATCACTGTAAATAAAATTGTTGATCAGCATAGAAAAATCAAGTTTAGAGATGACAATATGGCGTTAGACAGCGGATCCCGTTTTGCAGATATTGTTGATGAGGTTGCATTTGATACAGATGAATTTATCCAGGCGATTACAGATGCAATTAAAGCAGAGCAGGCTAAATCTGGGAAAACATTTGAACAGTCCGAAAAAGAACAGGCTGAAAAAGAAGCGGAAGTGCTGAAAGAGCTTGCTAAAAAAGAGGCTGAGAAAAAGGAAGAGAAAAAAATCGAATCTGTAATTGAACAGATTAAAGATTTTATTAAAGATAACAAAGGGAATATGGAAGCAATTAAGCCTCTTCTTGAGTTTTCAAAAGAACACGGATATACAAATCCAACTTTGATTGATGATTTATCGATTGCTGAACAGGCGTTAAGTATTGTTGCTTAAGGTGGTGATGTAATGAGAGTAAAGCCTGAACCGATAAAGATGACAGAAGTTGAGAAAAAAGAGTGGAGTGAATTGTATAACTATGTAAAAAAAGAGATCTTATTTTACGACGATAATCAAAACATTCCGCAAAACATTTGCAGAAAATTAAAAGGGATAAGAACGGGAAAGTTTATCGAAAATAGACTTATTGAAAATCAGGCTGAGTATCCATACAAAATCATTTTATACACATTCCAGATATGCAGACCAAGAATATTGGCTGCATTATCTGGAAAAACATTTGAGTCAGAAATGCAAAAGGTTAATTACATTTGTGCAATTGTAAAAAACAATATTAATGACGTTTATGAGATGGTTAAAAGAAAAGAACGCAACGATGAAAAAGTCGAAAATATGGATACTGAAATTCTGACGCATAAAGCAGCTCATTACCAAACAAAGACCAAAGAATTGAAGAACGACAAATTGAAAAATTTATGGTAAGGAGCGTATTAACAAATGGCAACAAAAACAAACGCAAAAAAATTAACACCATTTGAAAAGGAATTAATTGAAACTATCAAACAAGTAAACAAATATAAAGAAGCTGATGAGGCAAATATTGTTGCGATTTTATACAAAAATTCAGATTTGATTTATGAGACAAATTTGCATTTAGAAGAGTTTGGCAATAATGTTTGGAGAGTTTACTGGACAATTGCGGATGACATTATAAAGGTAGAAAAGAAAAAAACGTTAGATGAAATTACTGTTGGGTTGTATCTTGAGAAACATCCGAAGTTAAGAGAAAAATATGACGAGTATGGCGGATATGAAACTATTGAAGCAGCAGGTGGATATGTAAAATCAGAAAATCTTTACGGATATATTGACGAACTTCGTAAATGGAATAGCGTAATTAAATTGGCAAAAATGCGTTGCGCAGTTAATGACAGATTAAGTGATTATTGTGATATGACCGCGGAGGAAATTTACAATGAGTGGGAAGCGCAGCTCAACGATATTTTTTCAAACATTGATTACGATGTAAAAAGTTACGACATTTGTGACGGAATATACGAGTTGATTGAGAAATTGGACGAGGGGTATGCAGTCGGTCTTCCATATAACAATATGGATATTATTACGAAAGAAACCGGTGGTCAATATCTGGGGAGTATTACTTTGGTTGGCGGTTTGAGTAATGTCGGCAAATCAACGTTTGCAAGAAATGCAGTTATCCCAACAGCCATAAAAGAAAAAGAAAGAATTGTAATCATTGTTAATGAGGACGGTTTAGGAAAGTGGCAGAGGGAACTTCTTGTATTTGTAGCAAATAACATCATTAAAGATGATCTACAGAAGCATGTTGTAAGAGATGGACATTTTGAAAAAGGAACAAAAGAAATTCTATACAAGGCAGCAGATTGGCTAAAAGAGCAAACAGACAATCATATCATTACAATTCTTCCATTCCAACAATATAAAACAGAAAATGCGATAAAAACAATAAAGAAATACTCAAGTATGGGAGTTAAGTATTTTCTTTTGGATACATTTAAACTTGACGCAGGTAATGTAAGTGAAAAATCATGGCTTGAAATGCAACAGAACATGGTAAAGATTAATGATGTTATTAAGCCAGAGGCGAAAAACCTTCATATTTTAATTACATTTCAGCTGGCAAAGGGTAGTGTGAAGCAAAGGTATTATACACAGGATAATATCGGGATGTCTAAAAATATCATTGATGTTGCATCAACATGTATCATGATTCGTGATTTATACGATGATGAATATACAGGGGAAAAGAGAGAATTAAGAGTATATAAATTAGAAGGTAAAAATGGAAAGACGAAAATTCCGGTAAAACTAGATAAGGACAAACATTATCAGATTCTATTTATTATTAAGAATCGTGAAGGTTCGGCAAATAGATATCAGGTAGTAATTGAGCATGATATGTCCAGAAATATTATCAAAGAGATTGGAATAACAAATGTTCCAGTAGACTTTTAGAAAGGCGGTAAACAGTGTTGTGACGATTAGCGAATTAAAAACTTACATATATAAAGAAAATAAGATTGAGTTTGTGTTGCAAGAGATAGGTTGTCACCACATTGTTTACCATCAAAACAAAGAATATTATTCGTGCGGAAATATAGATGGCGACAACAAATCATGTGTGACTGTAAAAAATAACGAATATTTAAATGTCACAGATTATACAAGGGAAACATTTTTTGATGATAAATCAGACATAATCACACTCGTTCAATACAATTTATATGCCAAACATAAGAAGCATACAACATGGGAAGCTGTGAAAAATTTACACAAGATTTTAGATCTTGAACTTTCATTCAAAAGGGAAGAAAAGAAAAAGAAAAATAGACCCATTACAGATATTTAAAAAGGTTAAAACAAGGCGAAAAAAGGTTAATGTACTTGATTTTGAAGTGCGTGATGAGAAAGAGCTTGATACATTTGTTCCTTATATACATATAGACTGGTATAAAGAAGGCGTCATGCCGTGGACGGTCAAAAAATTTAGTCTTGGATACAGCTATAAATACAAGAGAAATGTAATTCCATTACGGTATTGGCTTACCGGCGAGTTAATGGGATACAACATGAGGACAACGGTTGAAAATTATGATCTATTCGATATCAAAAAATATTACATTACTCCAGGATATCCAAAGCAAATCAACTTATATGGTTTATATGAAAATAGAGAGTCGATTGAAAAATCAAATTATGTCGTGGTTGTAGAAAGTGAAAAATCTGTATTAAAAAGAGACAGTCTTTGTGATTCGACATGCGTTGCTGTTTCTGGACATGAAATATCAGATGAGCAGGCAAGGATATTAATCGGTTTAAATAAGGAAATAATTATCTGTTTTGATAAGGATATTGATATTAATCATGTAAGACATTGCTGCGAGAAATTCTATCATATTAGAAAAGTGAGCTATATGTACGACAGATGGGGAATCATAGGTGATAAAGATTCGCCGGCAGATGCGCGAAATCAGATATATAAATTCATGGTGAAATACAGGACTGTATATGACGATCATGAACACAAAGAATATTTAAAATCGTTACGAAAGTAGGTGTTTATCATAGGAAGAAAAACAAGAGAAGAATTAAAAGAGATTATGTCTTATTACAAAACTGATCGATTATGGAGTTGGTCTAAATTCAATGCATACCATACATCTCCATATGAGTATTATCTTAAATATATTAAGCATGTTCCAGAAGACAGAGATGATTGTATTTATGTGGTAACTGGTGGGATGTCACATGATATTATGGAAAACTTGTATTTAGGACATATTAAATATGAAGAAATGGATGAAAAATTTGAAGACTCTTGGTTAACCGCAGAAGTGGCGGATCTAAAATTTGACAGAAATGACGAAAAGAAAAATGAAAGTGTCAAACAAAAATATTATGAATGTCTAAAGCATTTCTTTAATCATCACAAAATGTTTAAACAGCATATGGAAATCGAAAGATTTGTTACTGCAAAAATTGGAAACAACGTATTCCAGGGATATATTGATGCTGTTTATAAGGATGATGACGGTAATTATCATATCTTAGATTGGAAAACAAGTTCCATTTACAAAGGTAAAAAAGCAGAAAACGAATGCGGACAGTTAATTGTGTATGCAATTGCTCTGAATCAAATGGGGATTCCAATGGATAAGATTCGCATCTCATGGGATTTTCTAAAGTATGTCTCAATTGATTGTCAGCAAGCAAATGGGAAATGGACAACGAGAGAAATTGAAAGAAATCAGATTGGTGTGAAATTGCAGACCAGTGTGAAGATGTGGTTAAAAAAATGTGGATACGAGGAGAAACAGTTGGAGTATCTTGATCTTCTTATGCAAACAAATGACATCAAATGTCTTCCGGAAGAGGTGCAAGAAAAATATAAAATGAATGATTGTATTGTAACAGTTCCGATTACAGATGAGCTTTTGAATAAATGGACGACAGATATCATTGACACAATTTGCGAAATTGAAGAAAAAGAAAATAAATATCAGAAGCTGAAAGACAATAATTTGTCAGAAGCAGAAAATGAATTCTGGGACTCAGACGATCAGGTAGAGAAACAAAGCTATTACTTTTCTACATTGTGTGCTTACTCTCCGAATGTACATCTACCATATAAAAAATATTTGGATAAGCTAAATGCTAAGAAAGAGCAGCAAGATAATATTTTTGCAGGTGTTGGGGCGGACATTACATCTAATACACCGGGCGAAATACTGGGCGAGGATGATATGTCTTGGTTAAATGATTTATAGAACTGAGGTGAGTAAGTGGAGAAGAATTATGTGGTTTATCATTTACATAGTGATTTATCGAATGGAGTCACAAATATCGATAGTGTTACAAAATACAACGAATATATTGACTATGCAAAATCTCTTGGTATGAAAGCGATGGCGTTCTCAGAACATGGAAGTGTTCTTGAATGGGTTCACAAGAAAAACGCGATTGAAAAGGCTGGTATGAAATATATTCATGCAGAAGAATTCTATGTAACAAAAGAATTGTATCAATATCCTGATGATACCGAATTATGTGAATCATTATTGGGTACTGATCCAGAAGAAGCGCAGAATAAAATATATGAGTTTTTAGAAGAAAATAAATTCCAAGTTCGTGATAATTATCATTGTGTGCTAATTGCTAAAAATTATGAAGGTGTAAAGGAACTGAATACTTTATCTTCAAAGGCTTTTGTAAGAGATGGTCATTTTTATTATCAACCTAGAATTTCGTTTGAAGAGCTAATAAATACTTCTGAAAATATTTTAATCACAACAGCTTGCATTGGAGGGATTTTAGCAAGTGGAACACCTGATATTCAAGAAGATTTTCTGAACTTTCTTATCAAAAATAAAGATAGATGCTATTTAGAAATTCAACATCATTGTGATGATATGCAGATAAAGTATAATCAATATCTTGTGAAAATCTCTGAACAGTATGGCATTCCGCTTATTGCAGGAACAGACACGCATTCCTTAAATGATGAGCATATGCGTGGACGAGCTATTATGCAGAAAAGCAAAGATGTTAAATTTGATAGTGAATCTGCATGGGATATGACCTTTAAAAGTTACGATGAATTAGTATCTGCATATGAAAAACAATTTGCTATTGCAAAAGATGTTTATATAAAAGCAATAGAAGAAACAAATAGAATGGCTGACAGGATTGAAGAATTCAAGCTTGATTATTCATATAAATATCCAAAGTTGTATGACGATTCTTTGTTAGAAATAAAAAGAAAATATCATCAGGGATTAAATGGAGAGGTATTGACAAAAAGAAGAATTATAAAGAATACCAAGACAGAATTGTATATGAATTGAAAACATATATCCATAACAATGCATTAGACTTTATGCTTCTAGAGGAAGATTATAAAACGGAATTAAGAAAAAATGGAGTTAAATATGGATATTCAAGAGGTTCTGTTTCTGGAAGCTTAATTGCATATTTATTAGGAATTACAGAAGTTGATCCAATAAGATTTAATCTGAACTTCGAGCGATTCATGAATGAGGAGAGAGTTAGTCTTGCCGATATCGATTCAGATTGGTTTAAAGAAGATAGATGGAAAGTAAGAGAATATCTATTCAATAGAGAAAAATTACATTGTTGTAACATCATTACATTTAATACTGTCAAGATGAAAGGTGCAATCAAAGATGTTGGACGTGCGTTAGGGATGACTCCACAAGAAACACAGGTATTGTCAAATCTTGTTCAGGAAGATGAGAATAAACATGAATTTGTAGAAGAAAAATATCGCTTGCAATACTCAGAGCTGTTTGAGTATGTGGATATCGTAGTTGGAACGATCACAAGTTTAGGTAGACATGCGGCTGGGTTAGTTGTAGCCCCTTATCCAGTAGATGATGTATTTGGGACGTTATATATTTCATCAGACGAAAAACCTATTTCGCAAATTAATATGAAAGAAATCGACTCGTTAAATTTCGTAAAACTTGATGTATTGGGATTAGATTGTGTTGGGCTTATCTACAAGACATGTGATGCGGTAGGAATTCCGTTTTTGACACCTGATAATCTGGATTTTGAGGATAAAGGAGTATGGGAAGATATTGCAAAAGATACAACTTTAATATTTCAGTTTGAATCTGATTTTGCTGGATCGTATCTTAGAGATATTCTACGACCACAGGTTATTGAAAAAATTAAAGAGAAAAATCCTGATTTATCATACATCGATCTGATGAGTATGGCTAATGGAGCAATTCGACCGGCTGGTGAATCATACAGAACAAAATTGGCAGCAGGTATTTATCGAGACAATGGGAATGATGAGTTAAACAAATTCTTGGCACCTACACTCGGATTTTTGGTGTACCAAGAACAGATTATTGAATTCTTACATAGGTTTTGTGGATTTACAATGGGAGAAGCTGATATTGTACGTCGTCACTTTAGTAAGAAAACTGGAACTGAAACAGATATTCCGATTATAAAAGACGGAGGATATATGACCAATATAGATGGTAAAAAATCTGAACACTATATTAAAGGTTTTATAAAGACAATGAAAGATGATTATGATGTAGAACAAGAAGATGCAGAACAGATTATTGAATCATTTTTACAAGTTATTATTGACGCATCTAATTATTTGTTTTCAAAGAATCATGCCGACCCATATTCATTTTTAGGATTTGCATGTGGATATTTACGACATTATTACCCGTTAGAGACTCTCACAACGGCTTTAAATATATATGCATCTGACGACGAAAAATCTCTAAAAATCAAAGAATATGTTATATCAAAAGGTTATGAAATTCTTCCAATTCAGTTCAGAAAATCAAAAGCTGAATATCAGTTTGACAAAAATAGCAATTCGATATATCAAGGAATATCTTCCATTAAATTCTGTAATGAAAAAATTGCAGATGAATTGTACGAATTAGGGAATAATGAATATAGCAATTTCTTTGAGTTGTTATTTGATATCGATGAAAAAACTTCTGTCAATTCAAAACAGCTTATGATTTTAACAGGTTTAAATTTCTTTAAGGAGTTTGGTGAAAATAAATATCTTTTGAAATTAATACAATATTTTGATAAATTTGCTCGTAAAAAACAAATTAACAAAAAGAAGCTCGAAGAACTTGGAGTAACAGAATTTTTGATGAAAAAATATTCAGGGAAAGAAACCGCTACGTTGTTTAAGGAATTAGATAATATTGGATTGCTATGTGAATTAAGTAGACAAGTAGAGAATAAAGCAATGGAGATTATAGAGTCTATGAAATTTGAAAAAGAATATCTTGGTTCAATTTTATATACTAATTCACAAGTTTCTCCACTTTATTATATGGTTACAGATTTCAAAACTTACAAAGATACGACAAAACCATATATTACAGCGAGACAAATTAGAACTGGCAAAGAAATTAAAACCCGAATTAAGCAAGGAAGAATTTTCAAGGAAGACCCATTTGGTCAGTGGTCTGTTCTTAAAATAAATGACTTCGCTCAAGAGTTTAAGAAACGACCAAATGCAGAAGGTAAGTGGGAAGCGACAGACGAATTAGAAGATATCCTTACAGAGTATGAGGTGATTAGGTGATGAAAAATTATGGATAAAAAAGAAGTTAAATTTAAATGTTCTGTGGTTAGAAAGACATATGACGGTGGAGATTTTAAAATCTACGCCGTTGATGTTGACAAAAATAAATATCCGGATATAAAGCTCACAAAATATGGCAATGTTACTTTAACAGGTGAGATTCACGAACTTGGTATTGGATCAAATTATGAAGTTGCTGCAGTTGAACAGTTATCTAAATATGGATACGGTTACAAGGTAACAAACATTAAGAGAGATAGACCAACGAGCGCCGAAGAAACATATATCTTTTTAAGAGAAATTCTCACAGAAAATCAAGCCGATGTTCTATGCGAGGTTTATCCAGACATTGTAGATAGGGTAATCAATAATAGATTAGAGGATATTGATTTAAACAAAACGCCAGGTATCAAAGAGTATACGTTTGAAGTAATCAAAAATAAGATTGTTGAGAATTTTTGTCTTGCAGAAATTGTTACGGAATTTCAAGGAATGCTAACTCTATCTATGGTAAAAAAACTGCATGAAAAATACTCGTCTGTACAAATGATAAAACAAAAAATGAGAGAAGATCCGTATAAGTGTTTATGTGGATTAGCAAGAGTTGGTTTTAAAACAGCGGATTCTATTCTGCTAGAGCTAGAAAGAGAATCTATAAACAACATTAAAAATGGTAAAACCCCGATTATAGAATTTTCTTGTGATTTAAAAACGAGCAAGCAAAGATGTTTGTCATGTGTGTTGTATTTATTGGAAGAGAATGAAAATGATGGACATACAGTAATGAATATTGTTGATTTAAGAAATCAATGTATGAAACTAACCCCAGCTTGTTCTGACTTGTTTGTTGATTGCATCAAACATGAAAGCATTATTTACGATAAAGATACAATGTGTGTATCATTGAAATCTACATACGAAACAGAGAGCGCTATTGCAGAAACGATAATTGATGGATTAAAGAACAATATTTCATGGGATTACGATATCGAGAAATATAGAATCATTAATAATGATTGTGAGTTATCAGATGAACAAATAAAGATTCTTGAATACATATGTAAATATAATATTTGTATTCTAAATGGATCCGGCGGTACAGGAAAAACATTTTCTACACAAGCAATTATACATATGTTAAAAGACAATAATAAATCATATGAACTGTTTTCTCCTACTGGAAAAGCTGCGAAAGTCTTGTCAGAAAATACAAATGAACATGCAAGTACAATTCATAGAGGTCTTGGGTATATGCCGCCTAACAATTGGGGATACAACGAAGAGGCGAAAATGACTTGTGATGTTCTGATTATAGACGAGTTTTCTATGGTTGATTTAAATCTGTTTAAGCATGTTGTAGATGCGGTTGACTTTAAACATACAAAATTACTTATGATTGGAGACAACGCACAGTTACCATCTGTTTCATGTGGAAATATGTTACATGATTTTATGCAGTCAAAATTGATTCCAACGGTCACGCTTACTAAAGTGTTTAGATATGGCGAAGGTGGTTTGATGAAAATTGCAACAGATGTAAGACAATGTAAGACATATCTTGAAGATGTAAAACAGCAGTGTACATATTTTGGAGAAAACAAAGACTATGCTTTTATTAATGTTGGCTCAAGCGTACTTGTAAAAAATGTAATAGCTTTATATAAGAAACTATTGTCTACAAATTACACAGTGGATGATATTCAAGTGTTGACTTCTTATAAAAAAGGCGATTTTGGTCAGGTAGAAATTAATAATCAGCTACAGAAAATAGCGAATAAAAATTATGGAAGCCAATCTTATATGAAAATAGGTGATGTAGTCTACTATAAAGATGACATAATTATTCAAAATGTAAATAATTATCACGCAATGATTTATTACGAAGATGATTTTGTTTCAGAAGATGCTCCGAAAGAAACTTTTATTGCAAATGGTGAAACCGGAAAAATTAGAGAGATAACTCAAAACAAGGTTGTTATTGAATTTGACGATGTTCTGGTTGAGTACGATAGAAGTGCAATGCAAATGTGTGGATTGGGATACTGTATTACTATTCATAAATCTCAAGGAAGTAGTATAAAAGTAGTTATTTTGCTTACTCCATCAGCGCATACATATATGTTAAATTCTAATTTGATTTATGTAGGACTCACACGAATGAAAGAACGGTGTTTTCATTTTGGAGATGTAACAACTGTGAACAGAGCTATTAAGAAAAAAGCTAATTTAGCGAGAAATACATCTATGCAGAAATTATTAAAAAGGAGAGTAAAAGGAGATTGAAGTTATGAGAACTGATATTGTATCATGCAAAGACTATGTAGAAATTAAAAAGAAGGAACTAAAAGAAGAGATCAAACATCTTGATAAAAAACCAGTCCTCGCTGTAATTCAGATTGATGATGATCAGGCATCAAACTCTTACATCAAAGGGAAACAAAAAGATTGTGATGAGATTGGAATAGAAATGCGTCATGTAAATATTTATTCTAATACAACAGAACAAAAGGAGGTTGAATGTGTTATCACAGATATTGCAAAATCTGATACAGATGGAATTATTATTCAACTTCCAATTCCAGGTAAATATAATTTGGAAAGATTACAGAATCTGATTCCAACAGAAAAAGATGTGGATGGATTTAGAAGAGATAGTTGTTTCAAACCATGTACGCCAAAAGGAATTATCGATTGGATGGAATACAATGACTTTGAATTTAAAGGCAAAGACTGCTGTGTATTAGGCAGAAGTAAAATTGTTGGACTTCCGTTGACTAATATGTTGATCGAAAAAGGTGCAACTGTTACATGCTGCAATAGTACGACTATGAGCACAGAATACTACACTAGAAATGCAGATTATGTTTTTTCTGCAGTTGGCATTCCGAACTATTTTGATTTTTCGGATTTTTCAGATTTTTGTGAACTTGTTGTAGATATTGGAATTAATCGAGATGAGAATGAGAAATTATGCGGCGATGTAAACAATGTTGATTTTGAGAGATATCTAAATAATACATATGTTACGCCGGTACCAGGCGGTGTTGGGCTTCTTACAAGATTGGCATTAATGCAAAATGTTGTAGACGCATATAAAATTCAGAAATATGAAGGGATGATTTAATGTTTAAATTTTTTAAATGTAATCACGAATATAAAGAAGTCGGCAAATATTACACAATCGTAATGGATTATGAGTGTAAACATATTATGGCTGTTTCTGTATCCGAATGTACAGTTTGTGGAGAACGAAAATCTGATGTTGTATATGAAGAAACTATTTCTTCAAATTCAGAATACGAAGTTGATGATGTGATTCAAACATTAGAAGATAGAGGGTTTTGTCCAAAATTAAACTTCATGTTGGATGATTATGAACGAAGAAAAAATGCAAAGGAGTGATTTGATGGATAAGGTCAAAAGAATTAAAGAGCTTGTAGAGCAGCTAAACGAATATAGAGATGCTTACTATAATGAAGCAAGATCTGATGTTTCTGATGCAGAATACGATAGATTATTCGATGAATTATCGGAGCTTGAAAATGAAACTGGTGTTGTGTATACGAATTCGCCAACACAGTCCGTTGGGTATGAGGTGAAATCTGAACTAGAAAAAGTAGAGCACTCTCATCCGATGTTGTCATTAGATAAAACAAAATCTGTAGATGATTTGGTAAAATTTGCTGGAGATAAAGACTGTATTTTAAGTCTGAAAATGGATGGATTGACATGTCTTCTTACATATGAAAATGGAGAGTTGGCTCAGGCAGAAACACGTGGAGATGGAGAGATTGGTGAATTGATTACTCACAATGCAAGAGTATTTGATAATATTCCGTTATCGATTGATTATAAAGGTCATTTTGAAATCGAAGGAGAGGCGATTATTACATATGACGATTTTAATAAAATCAACGAGTTTTTACCAGAAGACAAAAAATATAAGAATCCAAGAAATTTAGCTTCTGGATCTGTACGACAATTAGACAGTAAAATTGCAGCACAGCGCCATATTAAATTTATTGCGTGGAAAGTGCCAACAGATATTGCGTCAGGTAGTTTTATCAATAGATTGCAGTATGCTTCAAATTTGGGATTTGATACAGTTCCATTTTTACCTATTCGTGGAAATTGCAATGCTGAATTTATTAATATTGTAGTAGAACAATTACGAAAACGTGCAAAGGAAAAGAGCTATCCGATTGATGGCTTAGTGGCAACGTACAACGATATTACATACGGAGAGTCACTTGGAATGACAGGTCATCATCCTAAACATTCTATTGCATTTAAATTTTACGATGAAGAAGCCGAAACGGTATTGAAGAATATTGAATGGTCAATGGGTAAGATTGGTTCATTAACACCGGTAGCAATTTTCGATCCTGTAGAAATTGATGGGACTATGGTGGAAAGAGCCAGCCTTCACAATGTAAGTATTCTTACTAAATTAGATTTACAAATTGGAGATACAATTACTGTATATAAAGCAAATCAAATTATCCCACAAGTAAAAGAAAACTTATCTGCAAAAAATAGAGAATCAGCTTATATCCGGATTCCATCACAGTGTCCTGTCTGCGAATCACCAACTCGGATTGTAAAAGAAAACGATTCAGAAGTTTTAATGTGTGTTAATCCTCATTGTAAAGGCAAGCTACTAGGAAGAGTTTCTCATTTTGTTTCCAAGAAAGGTATGGATATCTCAGGTTTGTCAGAAGAAACAATTAAGAAACTCATTGAACTTGGATGGATTGCAGAGATTACAGACATCTACAATCTTGACCAGTATTATGATAGGCTTTCTACGATGAGTGGATTTGGAAAGAAGTCAGTAGACAAGTTAAGAACATCAATTGAAAATAGTAAAACCGTAAGATTGGATAAATTTATTGCATCATTAAGTATTCCTGGGATTGGGACATCACAGTCAAAAGAATTGGTTAAAGCTTTTGGTGCATGGGACAAGTTCAGAGACGCAAGTGTTGGGTGTTATAACTTTACGCAGCTTGACGGTTTTGGAGATGTATTAAATAACAATATTCATTCTTGGTTTGAAGATATGAGTAATATTGCAGATTATCTTGCTTCTCTTATGACGTTTGAATCAGAAGACAATTCTAAAACAAACAATTCTTTGAATGGCAAATCATTTGTTGTTACCGGAAAAGTATATAAATTTAAAAATCGTGATGAAGTAAAAGAAGCTATTGAAAAATTCGGTGGAAAAGTAACAGGTTCTGTAACAAAATCCACATTTGCTTTAATCAATAACGATATAGAATCCAATAGCAGTAAAAATAAAAAAGCAAAAGAATTGGGTGTTCAGATTATTAACGAAGAACAGTTAATTGAGATGTTGAGTATGTAGTTATTCTGCATACCGAAACAACATTATAATAGGAAGGAATTTTGATTATGGAGTTATATATTAAATTAAATACTGTAAAAAATGCAATGCTATTTGCAACGGTTTGTGACAATTATGAAGAAGACATTGATTATATTTGTGGGAGATATCAAATCGATGCGAAATCAATTCTTGGAATTATGGGAATTGGACTCGAAAGAGAATGCACAGTTGTGCTCCATTCAGAAGATGAGTATGTAAAAAATAAATTTAAAGAAGATATGAAACTTTGGATTGTGGAGGAATAATTTATGAATAAACCCGATTTATCAAAAATGCGCGTAGAAATCAAATGGGCTGAAGATATGTGGCAGCAGATTAAAGATGCAACAATGACTACGATTGGGAAAGACAAAGGTTCTTATCCTGATCATGATTGGAAGTTGAAACTTTTAATGGCTGAGCATTCTCCAATTAGACTTGGTTCTGTTATCGTAAAAATTTACGATGCACCTCAATTTGTGCATGGACATTTAGTACGTCATTCCAATGGTGCCATCCCATTTGATCCTAGTGGAATCGTTCCGTTTGTATCATCGCTCAGAAGTGACAGAAATGATTATGATGAAGTGCCAAACAGAAATACATTACAGAGTGCTACATATTACTTTAATTTTCAGGCATTGATTAATGTATCACGAAGGAGATTGTGCAATTGTGCAAGCTATGAGACAAGGAAGGCGTTTGGAATGATTAGAGACGAAATTGTTAAATTTGAGCCAGAAGCAGCAAGCAGAATGGTTAAAGAATGTGTGTATAGAAATGGTCTGTGTCCGGAAATGTTTACGTGTAAATATAATAAAACGAAAGCATTTGAAGAGGAACTAAAGGAATATATTAAAGGATTTGAAAACCAAATCTGCGATAAAACTAATATTAGAAAAGGGATGGACGAATAATGTCAGATGCAATTTATTATTGTAAACATGAAGAAAATGATTGTCCTGTAAAAGATACATGTGAAAGATATGTGGATGCAGAACATCACCAATGTAAAGTTACATTATATAAGGCAATGTGTGTAGACGATAATGGACGAGTATTATTTATTAATAAAACACCATTAAATATAGAAGATACAGAGGTGAAATCAGAATAATGGCAATTATAATTTTTGGGAAAACAGCAAGTGGGAAAAGCAGAATTGTGAATGAGCTTGTGAAACGAGGATATAAAAAGATTGTAACGACTACAACACGACCGGCAAGAAAAGGTGAGGTTGACGGAATTGATTACAAGTTTATTACCGATGATGAATTTAAAGAGCTTACTAATACAAGATATTTTGCAGAGTGGAAGAAATATGACACAGTAGACGGAACGTGGTATTATGGTTCTCCGCTCGATGAAATATCCAGATCTGATAACAAATCAATCGTGATTCTAACTCCGGATGGTTATAGAGATATCAAAGATGAGTTAGATGAACACATTTCTATTTATATATACGCAAATAATAAGACAATTCGAAACAGATTATCCAAACGTGGAGATAAAAAAGAAGAAGCTGATCGTAGGATTTTACATGACAATAAAGATTTTAAAGGTGCGGAAGAATTAGCAGATAGAATCTTTTATAACAACGACGGTAAAAATATCGATGATTTAGTAGATGAAATATTTGAATATTTAAAAACGAGAGAGGGAGAATAAATAAATTGATTAGAACAAGTGGGATGTTGATGAGAGAGTTAGGGATGTATCCTGACGATTTCATCACAGTTAGATTAGGAGAAGAAGAATATGTAATTGATAGTATTGGACACACGAAAACACATGGAAATATTGATGACACCTCTCATTTATGTTTAAACGTGAGAGATGGTGGTAGTGGTTTTGTTAGGAGGTGAGACGAACATGGATTTTAATCAACTGGGTACAGTGATTTTCGCAATCGGTACAACAATGTGGATCCCAATCTGGGCGCTGTTTGAAGGTGTTGCAAAATGTATTCGTGCATTCAAAGGTACAGATGTGACTATGGAAGAGTTTAGAAGTAACAAAAGTCATGATGAATGGTCTGATTCTGATGATGAAGATTTGGAAGAAAACAAACCGAAAGAAGAGAATAATGCAACGGAACAGAAAACCAAAAGAACTAGAACTACAACGAAGACAGCAAAAGATAGTTCTCAGAAGTAAGAAAGGATGATGTGTTTGATGAAAGTAATTAAGAAGGATGGAACATTAGAAGAGTATAACGAACAGAAAATTATTAATGCTATTGATAAATCTGCACAGAGAGAAAATTTTACATTTTCACAAGATGAATATGGAATGATCTGCAACAGAGTTCTTAACGAGGTTGATGAAGAAGACTTTGAGAATGATGAAGTTCCTGTAGGTTTTATTCATAATATTGTAGAAAAAACACTTCTTGATTTGTTTCCAAAAGTAGGATATCAGTATCAGCAATATCGTAATTATAAACTTGATTTTGTACATATGATGGATACGGTATACGAAGAGAGTCAGAAAATTATGTACATCGGGGATAAGGAAAACAGTAACACTGATAGTGCTCTCGTATCTACAAAGCGAAGTCTTGTATTTAATGAATTGAACAAGCAGTTGTATAAGAAATTCTTCCTGACAGTAGAAGAAAGGCAGGCTATCAATGATGGATATATTTATATTCATGACATGTCAGCTAGAAGGGATACGATGAACTGTTGCTTGTTTAATGTCGCAGAAGTAATGCGTGGTGGATTCGAAATGGGTAATGTGTGGTATAACGAGCCAAAAACATTAGACACAGCATTTGATGTGATTGGTGATATTACATTAAGCGCTGCGAGTCAGGAATATGGTGGTTTTACACTTCCACAGATTGACGAAGTGTTAGTGCCATATGCTGAAAAGAGTTATGAAAAATACAAACGTGAATTTTATGATATTGCAGATAACTTACTGGATTATAGACATTCAGATTTTGAACAGAAAGCTCATGACTACGCTATGAGAAAAGTAGAACGTGATATGGCACAAGGTTATCAAGGACTCGAATACAAATTTAATACTGTCTCATCCAGCAGAGGGGACTATCCCTTCATCACCATTACATTTGGTCTGGGAACAGATTCTTTTGCTAAAATGGCTTCAAAAACATTTCTTAGAGTACATAGAGAAGGACAAGGAAAAGACGGAAATAAAAAGCCTGTATTGTTCCCAAAACTTGTATTTCTTTATACAGAAGAGCTGCACGGAAAAGGCAAAGTAAACGAAGACTTGTTTGAAGAAGGAATTAAAACTTCTGCAAAAACAATGTATCCAGACTGGTTAAGTTTAGATGGAGATACAACAGTGTCTAAAATGTACCATAAATACGGAAAAGTTATTAGTCCTATGGGTAAGTGCAAATCAGCCCATGTAAAACGGTATTAAACCACTTGCTTAGTGGGTGTGATTCGTTTGAATTGCTAACAGATAGGTCTATAGGAGAGAGATCGTTTGTACTATAGATGAAGCTGTGCCTTTTATACAAGGTCAATCGACTAGACGTGATGAGTGTAGCGTCGTAGAAACAGAGATAAGCACTGTTTCCAAAGATACCGCCTGATGACGAGAATTAGGACATCTCAGAGGGAAAAGCTAGTCAGTACAATTGGTGACAATTGATGAATATGTGTAGAGCATTTCTTTCTCCTTGGTATGAACGAGGGGGAATGGAGCCGGCGGATGAAAATGATGAACCGATTTTTGTTTCAAGGTTCAATATCGGTGCAGTATCATTACATCTCCCGATGATTCTTGCAAAGGCAAGACAAGAAAATAAAGATTTTCATGAAGTTCTTGATTATTATCTTGAAATGATTCGTAAATTACATCAGAGAACGTATGATTATCTGGGTGAGATGAAAGCGTCAACTAATCCGCTTGGATATTGTGAGGGCGGATTTCTGGGTGGACATTTGAATCCAACAGATAAGATTAAACCATTATTAAAACCTATGACTGCGTCATTTGGCATTACAGCATTAAATGAACTACAGCAGTTATACAATGGTAAATCTCTTGTTGAGGATGGTGAATTTGCAGTTGAAACATTGAAATATATTGATATGAAAGTAAAAGAGTATAAAAAAGAAGATGGCTGGCTGTATGCAATTTATGGTACTCCAGCAGAAAATTTATGTGGACTTCAGGTAAAACAGTTTCGTAAAAAATATGGAATCATTCCTGGTGTATCAGATAGAGAATATGTAAGCAACAGTTTTCATTGTGGTGTTTGGGAGGATATTACACCAATTCAGAAACAGGACTTAGAACATAGATTTTGGAATTATATCGAAGGTGGACGTATTCAGTACTGTAAGTACCCGATTGGATATAATACTGAAGCGATTAAGACACTTGTAAGACGGGCAATGTCAATGGGATTTTATGAAGGCGTAAATTTATCACTTGCGTACTGTAACAATTGCGGGCATGAAGAATTAAATATGGATATTTGTCCGAATTGTGGAAGTAGCGATTTGACAAAGATTGAAAGAATGAATGGATATCTGTCGTATTCAAGAGTTCATGGGGACACAAGATTGAATGACGCAAAGATGGCTGAAATTGCAGACAGAAAGAGTATGTAAAACAATATTGTGGGTTGTCTCAAATGATAGCCCACAAAAGAAAGGGTGGTAATTTAATTTGAAATATCATGATATAACTCACGATGACATGATGAACGGAACAGGATTAAGGGTTTGTTTATGGTGTTCTGGATGTGATCACCATTGTAAAAATTGCCAGAATCCTATTACTTGGAATCCGAATGATGGAGCTAAATTTGATACAAAAGCTAAAAATGAAATATTCAATGAACTATCAAAAGATTATATTTCTGGAGTCACTATGACTGGAGGGGATCCTTTGAACACAAATAATCTTGAATCCGTTCTGGATTTGGTTAATGAAATTCATCTTTCATTTCCAGAAAAAACAATTTGGTTATATTCCGGATTTACATGGGAACAGATTATGTATCCGGTTGTTACTAGCGATTTCAACCCAGAAAGAGATAAACTTCTGAAAATTCGACAAGATATTGTAAGGCAGTGTGATGTACTTGTAGATGGTCGCTATGAAGAAGACAAAAGAGACGTTACATATCACTGGGCAGGTAGTACAAACCAGAGAGTGATTGATGTCAAGAAAACATTAGAGCAAGGAAGTGTGGTTCTATGGGAGAAGCAGTAAAAGTAAAAGATATTCTGTATTATGCAAGAATCATTCCTACGGTTGGCATATTTGATGTATGCCAACTTATAATCAGAACAGTAAGAAAAGATTATTTTGTTGGATGCGACAAAGTAGACAAACATGCTTATCTATTTAATTATTCTGATTTAGGAGAAGTCGTGTTTCATGATCGTAAACAAGCATTAAATAAAGTTCTTGCTGCAGAGGCGAATAATAAAAAGAAAATAAGTAAAGAGACATTTTACGAGGAGTATTGATATGAGTGGATTTATAGGATTTATGGTTGGATTTTTTATTGGAGTAGCCACTAGTTTGTTTGCTATTTCTTTATGTACTGCTTCAGATAAAAGAGAAGAATTTTATGACGAGGATGGTGATAAATAATTGTCATATTTGATGAGATATAAAGTAACGTATAGATTAAAAGCATAGGGAAATGGAATGAATATATAGAATTTTTACGAGACAAATTAAAGGAGTAGTAGATTATGAAACAGCTTAAATTACATAGACAATGTACGCATAGTAAATTAACCAATTTTGGATTCAGGAAGTACGGCTTAAATTATAAGCTGTTTCTTCCTCTATATGAGAACAAGTCAAAGACAGTAATTGCTGCAGAATTTCTTGTCTCATCTTTAGATAACTATATTGGATATGATGTCATGGATGTGTGTAACGATACATTGTATACAGCATTTTACGACAGAGAATATACAAACGAAGAAAAGAACGATGTCTATAGAACAGTATATACGAGACTGTCTGACATTATGGATGACATGGTAAAAGCAAAAATTATTAGAAAGAGAGTGATTTAATTTATGAAAAAAGTAGCAAAGTTTAGCAAAGTGAGTTTTGAACAGTTCGTAGAAGATTGCAAAGGTATTTTAGGAGATGTCTACATTGAAAACAAAATGGAATACTTATCAGAAAAATATAAGAATATTAATATTCCAAAGAGAAGCACGGCATGTAGTGCCGGTCATGATATTAGTACTCCTTTCAATATTAAAATGACTCCGCATCAAAGTATTACAATTCCAACTGGTCTTAGGTGTGAAATGGATAGAGATTACGTAATGCTGATTTTCCCGCGTAGTAGTCTTGGGATTAAGAAAGGAATGACGATCGCCAATACTGTTCCAGTTGTAGATGCCGATTATGCCTATGCGGATAACGAAGGACATATTTTTATCTGTATTAAGAACAATGGAGAGGACATGCTTGAATTGGAAGAAGGCGACAAAATTGTCCAGGCTGTATTTGTTCCATTCGGTGTTGCAGATGAAGAAGAAATCACAACTGAACGCACTGGCGGTATTGGCTCAACAGGAAAGTAGGTTGATAAAATGATTGAATTTGTTTTAGGGAATGTCATTCTATTTTTTCTATCTATTGTGTTTGTATATGCTCTGTTTAAATCAACAGGTGATACAATCGATAAATATGACATTCCGTATTTTGTGATCAGTGTAGCGATTATTTATAGTTTGTCAGCACAATTTTATAATGTGTTTGTTGGAACGATTTAGGGAACAACGGAGATATGGTAAAAAATATCCCTTGTAAAATTTTGTAGAATCATGATATACTGAATACAAAGGTATGATTCTATGTCAAAAGGCAAACACCATTTACTTCAAAAGGGCAAAACCGATTTTTGTCTCATAATTTTATAGCACAAATAGAATTAGACCTTGAAAAATGTATTTTTACATTTTCAGGGTCTTTTTTACTTTTACAAAGTGGCTTAAAACCTAGGAAAATTGAGTGTTATTTCTGAATGAAATTGCTCTTTTATTCGGTTATAAAGCCTTCATTTTTTATATTTGAAACCTGCAAAAGGAAAATCAACTTTGCCCTTTTTGGAAAAACGGATGTTGCCCCTTGACAACAAATCATACAAAAATAATCTCTAAAGCAAATATGTGAAATGAGCAGGCGGCAGTATCCGTCTGCTCATTTTGTGTATTCTGCTTGCTTTTTTTCAGAACAGGTGTTATAATCCATATCACTTAGAGACAGATCTGGTTTCTGAGTTCTAAAAATTCATGGAATCTGAAGT